CGCGACCGCGGACGCGGGTTCAATTCCCGCCGTCTCCACTCAGTAACGACGCCCCGCAAGAGGGCGAATCACCCCGCCAGCCCTAGTGAAATAGGGCGAAACGGGGCGAAGACTTCCGAAGCCGGGAACCCCGGAAACACTGGGGATTGGGCAGCTTGCTACCGAAGTGCCGGTAGCAAGCTGCTACCGGCTGCTACCGGCTGGTCAACTATTCGGCCGAATAGTTGGCACCCCCCCGATTCCGGTCAAGTTGTCTTGCCCCCCCACCTGGCGCGCGAGGGTTTGCCCGTTCCTGATACGCGGGCCAACGGCGCAGACGCCCCCGACTCGCTGGCACGCGGTCGGGTAGCGGCCCGTGCTCTTGCGCGTAGCGCGCCCGGCCGCTCCGTTGCCGAGCGCTTCCTTGACGCGCTCGTGTTTGGCGACGGGCGGCCGGGCGACCCCCCTGACGAGGCCGTCGAGCGCGCACGAGAGGCGGCGTGCTGGTGAGCCGGTTCAGCGACGAGTACGAGGAGGACGCCTGGTACGCCAACGCGGGGGCGCTCTGGCAGGCGAACCTGCGCCGGGCGCTTGTGGGTCGGCGTGGCCAGCGCGCGCTCAGGGAGCTGCGCGAGGCGCTGCTGGCGCTGCCCGAGAAGCGGCTGATCGCCGGGGCGCTGTGCACCGTCGGCGCCCGCACTCGACCCGAGCCGGACTACGGCGAGTTCGGCCTGAAGTGGTACCGCAAGGGGCTGGAAGAGACGCTTGACACCGAAGGCGAGGGCGTCTGCGCGATCGGCGCCTACCTCTGGCATCGCAAGGTCAAGTCCGGCGTGGACCCCGAGCGGGCGTTCGAGGAGCTGCCGATGCTGCTCGGCTCGGAGGGTGGTGGCGATTACGAGACAGCACAGGCGGGCGCAGACGCGGGCCTGACCTTCACTCTCGCCTGGGGGCTTGCCTACCGCAACGACGCGCTGCTCGAAGCGGCCACGCCGGAGGAGCGCTACGAGTCGTTCCTCGCATGGATTGACGACCAGCTCATCGAGCCGGAGGTAGCTGTCAAGTGACTTGCAGCCAGCAAGGGGACGCGCTGCGTCTCGTCAACGCAACAGAGGAGGAAGTGAGCCACCGTTCTACGGCGGCCCGTCTGAGGCTGGACGGGCGAGGCAAGGTAAGAAGTCGCCGAAGCCGCAGGGCGCGGTCAACACTATGTGGAGCCTACTCAGAGTGTCGGTGGCACTCGCCGCAGCCAGCTTCTCGCTGGGGCACGCGGCACACAAGCCGCATCACCACCCAAAGCCAATCGACCCTATGGCCCAGCTCGCGGCCAAGCACGGCTGGGGGGCCGCGCAGGTTCGATACGAGTGGGACGTGCTCTGGCGCGAGTCCCGCTCGACGTCCGGTCATCTCAACTTGTGGGCCACGAACGGTCACTGCTGGGGCTCGGGCCAGCTCAGCGACGTTGGCAGCGCTTACGGGGCGACTGCCGTCTATCGCTACTACGGGGGCAACTACGCAACCGTCCGTGGCCAGGAAACCGCTGACCTCAACTACATCGTGCGCCACGGCTACGGCACACCAGAACACGCATGGGAGCACGAGCTGGCGTACGGCTGGTACTAGAGATCACGATGATGCCCGGCGCGCTGAGTGTGGAGCGAGCAGCGCGCCGGGCCGCGAGAGGGGAAACACATGAAGCCAGTCCACTTCGACGGCGAGACTGACGTCTTCCACGTCATCCAGCACGGCGAGATCGTGCCCGACACCGAGCTGCCACTGGCCATCGTGGACAGTGCGGACCACGGCAAGACGATGACCAGCGTCTGGATGCTGGACGACGCCGAGCGCGAGGCCGTCGCGAACGGCGCCAACATCGAGCTGCGCACCTACGGCCCAGCGACCCCGCCGGTGTCACTGGCGGTCTCGACCCGCGAGGTCACGTCGTGAGCCGAGGCAAGCGCAAGCACCCGCACGCGCCATACAAGGCGCCGGAGTCCTTCGAGGAATACAACGCGCTCTACCTCAAGAACACGGAGATCACGGGCTTCGGCTTCGACGTCACCCAGCACTTCCCATGCCCATGCTGCGCGGCGCCGGATTGGCTCGTCGTCAGGCTGCTCGACTTCCAGCAGGACCACATCGCGACGTGCCGCGTCTGCAAGCGTACCGTCCAGCTTCAGTACGACAGTACGCCGGGCGGCTCCGAAATGCGGGCCATTCAGACCGGGGGAGATGACCTGCCCGGCTGGTTCCCAACCATTATTCCGCGAGGCGTGGCTCGATGATCTCAGGTGACTGGACGGAGCTGAAGCCCTACCGGGTCGAGTGGCGTGCGGACCTGATCTGCGGGTGGGTGCTCGCCAAGTCCTGTGACACCCACGACGAGGCGCGTGAGAAGATGAAGGAGCAGCACGAGCAGCACGGCGGCCAGGTGCGCGTCGTGACCCAGCACGCCATCGACGCAACGGGGCTCGGAGCGTGACCGAGACCTACGAGATCACCGTGCATGAGGCGCCGCACTCCAATAACCGGGGTGGCGGCGGCTCGCGCAGCAACAAGTACGTGGCCGCCAAGGAAAAGAAGCGCTGGGAGGGCCTGTTCCTCGTGGAGTTCATGGTCGCCAAGGTACGCAAGGGCATGACGTTCTGCGCGGTCGAGATCGAGCTTCACTTCCCACGCCCCAACCACCGCGATGAGGAGAACTTTCGTCAGTCCGTAGTGAAGCCGCTCGCGGACGCGCTCCAGCAGGGCGGCTACCTGCCGGACGACACCAGCGCCGAATTCAAGGTGCGCGACCTCAAGCTGGTAGAGGGCGAGAAACCGTGGCCGTACGGCCCGTTCGTGCGGGGCTACACGAAGATCAGACTGGAGGCGACCTACGCATGAGCTTCTGGGCCTACGTGGGCGTCGGCGTCCTCGTCTTCTATGCAGTTCTGGCGCTGCTGATTATGACGGACCCCTGGCGTCATCGCCGCTTCATGCGGCGCGAGGAACGGCGCTTCAACGAGAACTTCGACACGGAGGTTGGGGAATGGCTGAAGCCGAGACAGTGACCGGCGAGCGTCCACCGCTGACGCTGTCGCAGGACCAGATGCAGAACGCCTGCCCGACGGTTGGCCCGAAGACGCAGATGGCGATGATCGGCCGAGCGGTGTACGTCAAGCACGCGGGCGAGTGGCTACTGCTCGACGCCGACCGGCACGGCTACCCGCCACTGGGTCATGGCTCGTGACGCCGAGCCACAGCCAAACGAGGAGGCCGACGCGGAGGACGTCCACAGCGGGCTCAACGGCTACGTCAACACCCAGCACCCGTCGCTCGGTGGCATCGACTGGCCCTTCACCATCTTCGACCTGATCGGCAAGGACGCCGACCGACGCTACGACGACCGATGACAGCGATACCCACAGAATCAGTGACACTTCAGGAGCTTGCACAGTTCATGCAGGACGGCGCGTGGCTGGACCTCGGCACCGAGGACGGCGTGCTTGAGCGCGTGCGCATCACGGAGATCAGAGTGCGCCCACGCGGCGACGACCTCATGCTCCGGCAGGAGTGGGTGATCGCCGACCAGCGGCTTCATCGCGAAATCGAGATCGACGCCGAGTCGGTGTGGCGCGCTAAGCCGACCAGACTGGACATCTTCGAGGTCAGGTCGCCATACAAGGCGCGCGATGGCGTCGCCAAACCCGACGCGGCGTTCGGGGCAATCACCACGGCTATCGCCATGCACGAAGGGTTCGATATCCAGCAGCTCACCGGGATGGCCCCAGTCGGCGAGTTCGAGTTCGGCAGACTTATCGCCTGTCGTCATGTCGGAATCTTGCTTCAGTACGGCATGACAGCAGAGTCGATGACCGAGGCAAGCTTCCGCTTCGGCTACAGCTCGCCACAGCCGTACTACACGGCCAGGGAGAAGCTCGAAAAGAACGACGGCGGCATCGCGACACTGCTACGTAAGTGCGTGCAGACCTGTGCCCATCAGCTCGGCGGCGTACCGTGTAAGCCACTGCTCGATCGAGACTTCCCTGAGCTTGCCGGAGTGCTCGGCGGATGATTCCCGACACACCACAGCAGGAGTGGGTGGAGTGCACCGTCAAGGACGGCCACAAGCAGCTCGGTTACTGGCGCAGGCACCCGCGCAGCCAGCGCATCATCTGCGTGAAGTGTCACCCGCCAGCGACACGCGAGCTAACCACCGTGAAGCGGCTCGATGCCATCGCTAGGGCCGCTGGAGCGCGACGATGAGTAAGCGCCGGAAGGTCAGTCCCTACAAGGTCGCCTGCCCGCGCTGTGGCGCCGGGCGCGGCGAGCGCTGTCGCCGGAAGGTCAACGTCCCGCACGCCGCGCGAGGGGTCGCTGCGAACGGGAAGTGGAGGCGCTGGTGAAACTCCCCAACGACAGCATTGGCATCTCGGACATCAACGAGTACCGCGACTGCCCGCAGAGCTTTGTGTTCGGCATGCGTCGCCACGTCGAGCTGCCAGAGCGGCTCCAGCTAGAGCCTGGCGAGCGCGACGAGGCGCCGGAGTCGGTCGCGGCATCCACCGTCTACGGCTCGGCCATCCACGAGGCCATCAGCCACGTCGAGACCGGGCATACTCACGAGGTCGCGATCGACCTGGCGCTCCAGGTCTACGGCACATGGCTGACACCCGACGACGTCCAGCTCCTGCGGGAAGACCTGGACACCTACGAGCTGCGGCATCCGCGGGACGCCGAGCTGGTGGCCTGCGAGCGCGACATGCGTGTGCCGCTGTTCGTTGACGATGACGGTACGCAGATCTACTACAGGTTCAAGCTGGACGTACTGTTCCGGCTAAAGGCGCACCCCGACGTCTACATCCACCGTGACTACAAGTCCTCGGCGCATCGCAAGACGTCGGTCGAGGTTCATAAGGACCCGCAGATGTGGTCGTACAACTGGGCCATCCACGAACTGTGGCCGGAGTGCCGACAACTGTTCCAGGAATACGACCAACTCAAGTTCGGCGTCGAGCGCACATCGAAGAACGATCAGCAGCGGGCGCAGATCAAGCAGTGGCTGATCGACAACGTCAAGATCATCTTGCGCGACGAGACCTTCAAGCCGAAGATCAACGAATGGTGCCGATGGTGCCCGCTCGTGGTCACCTGCCGGGAGACGCACCGCGCCACCGAATTCTGGCGCGGCAGGCTTGCCCTCACGGCCCCCATGACCAAGGAGGGCGCCAAGGTGAAGGTCGCCCTACTGGACGAGGGGCTGGAGCTGGAGCGGCTGATACGCGACGAGCTGCCGCGGATGCAGCAGGCCCGCAAGCACATCGAGCACGTCGAGAAGCTGCTGAAGTCCGTCATCGAGGGGATGAGCCTGGAGGAGCGCGAGCGCGTCGGCTGGCGGATCAGCGAGCGCCGGTCCAAGACCATCCCGCCGGAGGCTCTCCGCGAGCTGCACAGCATGCTCGGTGACAGCTTCTATCACTTGGTCTCGATGTCGATGAAGCGGCTCGAAGATTTCGTAGGCGCGCCGAAGAAAGGGGAGCCGGTTCCGGCTGAACTCCAGTTGGCGCGAGACATGGCATTGGAGGACACCACCAGTTCGACCCTGGTTGCCGCAAACTGAGAGAAAAAGACGGACTGTTCCGCCGCGTGGCTGGTTACAGTTCGTCTACAAAGAGCAACAGCCCCACTGACGACCCGGAGTCTGGCGGACGAAGGTCGGAGCGAGGCCGTTGCAGGGATGATGTGCGGTTCCGAGGAACCCGAGACCCACTAGGGGTGATTCGGGTTTCTTCGGGGCCGAACGCTGTTGAGAGTAGCAAGCGGTCGGACGGAACCGCAACTGGCCTGGCGGACAGTTGCAAAAGGGATGATGAAAGTGACGAATAGCGGGGAAACTGTGCGCGCTCCGTTCGGGGCGCGGCGATGAGTATTGAGGCTCTGTGTTGGGCCTGGAAGCAGGAGCTGCCCAGCGCGGGTCGCAAGCTCGTTCTCGTCGCCCTCGCCGACGCAGCCCACGAGGACGGCGAATGCTGGCCGAGCTACAAGACCCTCGCCAAGAAGACGGGACTGGCAGCCGCCACGGTGCGCGGCTACGTGACCGACCTCGGTGACGCTGGACTGTTGAAGAAGGAGGCGCGAGAGCGGTCTGACGGCTCCCAGACGAGCAATCGCTACTGGCTCCAGATCGAGGGTGCGGACGGGTCGGCAGGCCCTGGCGACGCGCAGCGTAGTGCGGACGGGGCCGCGGCCGTGGGTGCGGACGGGTCAGCACCCCACTACGTTGAACCCAAAGCTGAACCAACAACTAAACCCAACGGGCAGGAGTCGCTGCTACCGAGCGATGTCCCGCCCCCCAAGACGAGCCCCGTCGCCGAGATCTGGGCGCACTACCAGACGGTCGTCCCCAATGCCCAGCGACGCGTGCTGGACGGTCGGCGCAGGCGCATCATCGAGAAGGCGTTGAAGGTGCGCACCGTCGAGGACTGCATCGGGGCGATCACCGGCCTCTCACGGTCGGACTTCCATCGAGGCCAGAACGATCGGCGAAAGGCGTACCTGGACATCGAATACGCGCTCGGGCTCCAGTCGGAATCGCCAGACAAGCGCATTGATGACTGGCTGGAGAAGCTCGGGCAGCGCGGCTCGGCGCACGATGCCGTGCAGGCGCGGCTCGCCGACATCCCGCAGGACCGCAAGCACATCGTCAGCACTGACATTCAGCGTGTCAAGGCCCGCTTCTCTCGGCCGCAGCACGAGCCCACTGTCCGCATGGGGCGAGAGGCAGAGGCAGCGCTGCGCGAGTACCCAGGCATCGAGGTCATCGAGAACGAGGACGGCTCGTTCGCAGGCTGGAGGCTAGTCAATGACCCAATGTAAATCGCGGCGTAAGTGGAAGCCGAAGTGGATTGGCAAACGGTTTAGCCCACGCAAGTACGAGCACCATCACGAGCTGCACACCTACGAGGAGGCTCTTGTCCTCCGCGTCATCGCGGAGCGTGGCGGCTACGGCGACCCGCCACAGTGGTGCCGCGACGAGCCCGAGCGCTGGAACCGCAAGCAACTCGACATGACGTTCGAGCGACTCCGGCGCAAGGGGCTCGTGACCTTCCACGGCCGTCGGATCAGCCGCAACCGTTTCGAGGTCCGGGTCCACCGGATCAGCCGCAACCGTTTCGAGGTCCGGGTCCACTATGACTACCGCCTGTTGCGCGTCGGCGCGAGGGAGGACGCGTGAGCGACATGCTTCCGGTCGCCGCTGGCGGCAGCATGCTGGTGGCGCCGACGAACACGGCTGCCGAATGGTCCGTGCTCGCGCACATGCTCTATGACCAGGCGTTGATCGGCGAGGTTGTTGGGGTGCCGCTGGAGACGGGCGACTTCAGTCAGCCTGACACCCGGCTGATCTACGGCGCAACGATCGGCCGCTACTACGCCAACGAGTCTGTGGACCCGTTGATCGTCGGCGAGCTGGTGCGCGAGGAGCTGGCCAGCTACTGGGGCGCGGACCCATCGAGCGTGGCGCAGCTCCTGCGCAGGCGCGCCGCCGACGCGCGGGTCTCGGGCACGGTGCTGGAGCACGCCGCTATCGTCAAGCGGCTCTCGACGTCGCGCAAGCTGCTTGAGGCGTGTGTGCATGCGATCGGCGCGATCAACAGCGGCGAGCTGACACCAGAAGAGATCGGCGACAAGCTCTCCGGCGAGGCGCTCCAGGTCACGGCCGGGATGGTGAAGCGCACTGAGATCAGGGACTGGATGACGGTCGGCCGCGACTACGTGCTCCAGCTTCAGCGCGTCATCCAGGCCAAGCAGCAGGGGCTAGAGATCGGCGTCTACACCGGACTCCCGTTCATTGATGACTGGACGACCGGCATCGGTCCGGGCGAGCTGTGCTTCCTGGCGGGCGACCCCGGTGGCGGCAAGACGGCGTTGGCGTGGTGCGCCGGGATGGGCTTCGCCTATCGACAGGCGCGTCGGCCGACCGACCAGCAGGTCGGAACACTCGTGCTGTCGATGGAGATGAACGACTACAGCTCGACAGCGCGACTGGTGTCCAACATCACCGGCATCGACGGGACGGTGCTACGCGAGGGTGCGATCACCCAGGAGATGTACCGCTCGATTCTCAGCGAATGGAAAAACCGCGAGAACCTGCCGATCTACTTCAACTTCTCGCCGAACTTCCGGCTGTCACAGATGCGAGCCCTCATCGCCGAGGCGATCAGGCGAGCGAACGTCGGCTTCATCATCATCGACCACTTCAAGATGATCGACACGGATCGGCACTACCAGAACTCGAACCAGGAGGACGAGGCCAAGGTCCGTTTCATCAAGGAGAACATTGCGCGAGAGCTGAACGTCGCTGTCATGTGTATCGCGCACACAGTGAAGGTGGGACGTGGACAGGGCGGCGAGTCACCGCGCCCACGTCTCAGCGACCTTCGAGGCTCTGGCCAGATAGCGGCATTCGCCGACTTCGTGGCTATGGCCTGGAACCCGAACGCCTACACGTCGGACGACGCTCGGGATCTACTGGACGCACCAAGTGATGACGGGGCGCGAGAACTGCTCTGGGTCAAGAACCGCTTTGGCACACCGTCGTCGGCGCCCTACAAGTTCGACGCCCCACGTATGCGCGTGACAGCGCACTAAAGCAACGAGAGGACAGCATGGCAGACCCAACTGAAGACCCATTTGCGGGCGGCGTCGAGATCAGCGACGGTTCAGACCCGTTCGCAGGCGACGAGTTCGCAGGCTTCGAGGACATCAACAAGCCGGTCGCGGCAGAGCCCGAGGCGGCAGTCGCCGACGCGGCGGCCGACGACCTGCCAAGCGCTGACGCTCCAGCAGCGGAGACAACCGCCGATCTTCCGGTGGTCGATAAGGAGGGCAACGCAGTAGACCCGGCGCTGGCTGCGGAGCGCGAGGCGAAGCTCGCCGAGACGGCCAAGTTGACCCCGGAGGAGGCGGCCAAGCAGTCGATGGACAACCTCCGCGAGATGCGCGAAGCGGAGGAGCAGCAGGCCCGCCTGCGCGAGGTCGCCCAGCGCGAGGCTGCCGAGACCGTCCAGCAGGCGACAGCAGCGGCAGCGGCCGAGCTGGCGGCATCACTACGGCCAGATAGCCCGCAGGACGAGGGCTATCCGACAGGGGACGCACCCGCAGCCATGGAACCTACACCCCCGGCGTCGGACTCGGGTGGGGAGAGTGGCTCGGCTACTGAACCCGCTCCGCCAGCGCCGAAGCCGACCGCAAAGGTCGGCGAGCCTGCGCCCGAGCCTGAGCCGGAAGACGCGCCGCCGCCGGAGGAGAAGAAGGACAAGAACGACAAGGTCACGATGCGGCGCTATTACATCATGCGCGTCGCGGGGCCAGGCAAGTTCGAGCAGGTGTTCTGGTACGAGCTTGACGGCAAGATGGTGAGCAAGGGCACGCCTGGCTGCAAGCGCCAGACCGTGTGCCTGTCGCGCGGCGCCGAGGGGGCGCTCAAGGTCGGCTTCGCCGCACTCGGCGCGCCACAGGACGGCGTGAAGCTCGTCGCTGTCGCGGCGCTGCACTTCCAGCCGAAGACCATTCGTCCCGCTCCGGTGGTGCCACAGCGGGTGCGGCTGGAGATCAGCTAGCCCTACTCGGGAGTGGCGCGCGGTCCTTGCGCGCACCGCGCGCCGCGTGTGCGGACCTTACGAATGGACTCAAGTCGGCTGGAGAGCTAATGACGGACGAGCAGGGAGCACAACAACAGCAGAAAAAGCCAGCGTCGAAAGATATGACGCTGCGTATCCAGGCTTGCCGCCAGGTTTACGCGGGCGTCAATCCGCGTGGGGATCGCTACACCATCTTCGAGGTCGATGCCGTCACGCAAAGCGGCGTCGAGATCAGGGAGCCGGACGGCACCAGCGCGAAGCTGCGCGCGTTCGAGCCATTGCCGGTGGGGCAGCTCGTGGAGGTGACAGTGTCGGTCTTCCATTCTGAGCGCCACGGCAAGAGCTACACGCTGTCGCGGCGCGGGCACGGCGGCGGCCCGACGACATCTGAACAGGTGGCGAACCTGGCCGAGAAGGTCAAGGAGCTTGAGGGCAAGGTGGGCAGCTTGACGAACGTGGTGCGCGGGCTCCTCGACGCCCAGCAGCACGCGCCCACCGATGCTCAGCTCGAAGCCGCCACCCAGTCGGTGACGTTCGAGGACGCGCCACCGAGCGACGGGCTGAACTGGTGACTTTCGAGCAGATTGGAGTTTCGTGGTTGTGGTAAGTTCCGACACAATGGCGTCTGGCGGACGGCTTACGGTTGATGTGTCGGTGACACTCGCCTCCTTCGAGGGGCTCATCTTCCGCACGTCGCAGATGTACGCGGCACAGGTCAAGAAGGACCCGGACGACCTCGCGCAGGAGCTGCGCATCAAGACGTGGAAGGCTCTTGGTCGCTATAGCCCGGCGCGCTCGAAGATGCCCGTGGAGCGGTACGTGTTCATGGTCATCACCAACAAGATCAAGGACTACAAACGCGATGCAGCTCGCGCCGCCCAGCGGCCGACAGTGCTCTACATCGAGGACATGCGCCAGGCCAATCCAGGCCAGGGTGACGAGCGCCCGACGCAGGAGCGCTTCGATGGACTGTTCAACCACATCGAGCGGGACGTCGTGTACTCCGGCGTCGATAATCGCTACCAGCTACCGCCAACTGTGACGGAGCCTGAGCGCAAGGTGCTCATGCTGCTAGTTGCGGGCTGCACACGACCCGAGATAGTTGCACTGCTTGGCGTCAGACGCAGCAGCGTGGATGGTGCGGTGCGTGCGCTCAGGGAGAAGCTGGAGCCACTGCGGTCCTAGCGGAAGAACTTCGTGTGCACGCGCTCACCGTCTCCGGTGATCTCCTGCTGGATCAGGCCGTCCTCAAACAGGAACTGGAGCGTCGTGCCGACACGCTTGCGTGCGTGACGGTGCGAGATCGTGAAGGCGGTGTCCGGCGGCAGCCCGTTCATCGCCAGGTAGATGGCCGACGCTGAGCGCGGCTCGTCCGTGACGGCGGCCAGCACGGTCTCGCGACTGATCTCGACAGCGTGCTGGTGGTCGGGACGATCGCAGCAGCTCGGCGGGCACACAACCCAGCCGACGCGCTTGCCCCCCTCGTCGGCGTCACAACCACAGTCGTCGCCGATGGCGGCGGCGAACTCCTCGAACGAGTCGAAGTGGATCACGCTACCGCCCCGAGCCCAAGCCGACTGTTGAACTGCTCCTCGGCATCGAGCACGGCCTGCTCGACGTCCTGCTCGGCGATCTTCGCGTAGGCGAGGGTCTGTTCGATGCTGGCGTGGCCCATCATCACGCGCAGTTTCTCAATCGGCATGCCTGCGCGCAACCACTCGGTCGCCGCGGTGTGCCGGAGTCGGTGCCATTCCCATTCGCCGTCGAGCGGCTGGAGCGCGCGGGCGAACGCCGCGAGCGTCTGCGGCGCGATCTGCGCGGCCTTGTTGCCGTTCATGTTCAGCATCAGCCAGGGCCGGTCATGCTCGACGCCGATGATGTAGCGGAAGTCGAGCCACTCACCGATCGCGCGGCGCGCGTGCGACGTGAACGGCACCGTGCGGTTGACCTCGGCGCCCGGCCCCTGCTTCGCGGTGCGCACGACGACGTGAGCGTTGTCGGGGTGGATGCTGTCGAGCTGAATGTGGACGATCTCAGTGCGCCGAAGTCCCAGCTCGACGGCGAGCGCGATCTGCGCCTCAAGCTGTAGGCGTTTGGCCTGGCGCCGGAGCGCGTGCCGGAGGTAGGGGACCTTGCCCTTGGTGAACAGTCGCATCTCGTGCGAGTAGCGCCCGTAGTGTGGGGCCATCGGGTAGCGCTGGGCGACCGCGATTCGCAGTGCGGCCACTTCGGCTGGCTTGTACGGCTTCGGCGCGCTCCGCGCGGCGCTTCCGCGGGGATTACGGACCAACTGTCGTTGGCCGGTGACGGTCATCACGTCGGCGCTCTCGGCCCACCGAAGGAATGAGCGAATCAGGCCAGCATGGAAACGGCCGGTGTTCGGGTGCAGGCCGTCGGCCAACTCGGCACCGATGAATCCATTGACCTCGGCGGCAGTCAGCTCGGTGAAGGGATGGTCGAGGCTGGCGGCGAGCTTGCGTAGCAGGGAGAACTGTGCGCGCCGCCGTGCGTCGCTGACGCTGTTCAGTTCGAGGTACTCGCGCTCAAAGCGCTGGAGAAGAGTGTCGAGGTCCATAGTGAAGCTCCGTCAGTTTTTCGGTTGCGAGGGGTTATTCGCTCGCGGAGTGAAAAAGCACGGACGGCCGCATAACCCAGCCAGCCGCCCGTGCAGAGTTCTACCAGCGCCGCGGCGTTCCGCTGAGCACGAGCCCAATGAGGAACGCCAGTAGCGCGATGATCGCGATGATCGCCCAGAGAGGCATGCCAGACTCCTGTCCCGGTTGGGGATGGTTCGTCTGGCACTACCCCGCACGGCGATCACCTACGCGGCCGGTTCCTGGGCGGCCGTCGCGTCCGGCTTGGCGGCAGCGGGCTTCGCCGCGCTCTTGCTGGCGGCCTTGCGTCGAGCGCTTGCGCGCTTCGCGGGCGCCTTCGGCGCGGGCGTCAGCGCCGGGCGCCGGAATAGCTCCTCAGCCTTGTCCAGCGACTTCAGCTCGTCCTGGTGGCGCTTGTTGACGGCCGTCGAGTGCTCCCTGGCGCCGACCAGTGCGCGCTCGGCGTCCAGCACGGACTTCTCGGCCGCCTTCAGCTCGTGCTCGATGACTTCCTTGCGGGCGCGGATCGCCTGGAGCGGGGTGGCGATCCGCACCTGCTGCTCGGGTACTAGGACGGGCTTCGGCGTTCCGGTGTTGCGCGAGCGGCTGTTGCGTGAACGGCTGACCGTCCGCGGCTTACTGCCGACCTTGTGACCGTTGTTCCGCATGCGGCGGATGTGCTGGTACACGGCGTTCTCGGTGATGCCGAGCGCCGTGGCAATCTCACCGGGCGTCTTGTTGTCGTCCAGTAGCGCCTTGATCTCCTGCTGGCGCTCTGTCAGTTCAGCGGTTGCTGACATGTGCTGGTCCTCCTCGTTGGTTTGATGTTGCACACTACTACAGGGAAGCGGCGCTGGGGGTTATTCCGCGAGCGCCTCCTCGGCCTGCTTTACGGTCAGACCGTAGTTGTCCACTAGCGCCGACACCTGCTCGGCATGTGGGTACTCAAGCTGCCGCAGGAACTGGATCGCCAGCGTCATTGGCATGGGCTTCTACCTCCTCTCGGGCAGCGGCAGCGGCTTCTTCGGCCGCCAGGTGGACGCGCAACGCTTCACGCTCGGCCTTCTCGAACTTGAGCGCGGCGTCGGCAAGCTGGTAACTGAAGGGCTCCAGGACTTGGAGCTGGGTGCGTGCTCCGAACTGTGCGGTGACAGCTTCGGACTGTGGCTCACGCGGGATCATCCACGACCCCGAGCGGCGATGCACGTAGATGGGCTCGCTGCCACTGACCGTTACCTGCGCCTGCAAGTAACCCTCACGATGACGGCCGAACCGCAAGATCTGGAACTGCTGTGCCGCGCGGTCCCAGCGCAGCGCTTCATTGACCGCCCGGTTGACCTCCGAGACGGCTCGACTTGTACTCATTCGCCAGACTCCCTTGTTCGATGTTGATGCCGTTCGTGGACTCGCCACACCCCCGGCATCGAGGGCAATGAATGCGCAGGCTCGGCTCCCCGATCGTGCCGAGCCCACAACACCTTGGACAGACGACGATCGCCACTCCGGCGAGCGCGCGACGAAGCAGTAGCTCGCCGCGCGTCATCGCAGAATCACGACCCAGACCAGAAACGCGCCGATCGCGGCGCAGCAGATCTCCTTGCCCTCCTTCTTGACCTTCGCGTCCGAGCGTGTCGCCAGGACGACGCCGAGCACAAGCCCGATGAACGGGATCACGAGTGCGGTTACCCAGCCCGCGACGATGAGGCCCTTGTCCGACCGCTCCTGCTCAGTTGTGACGCTGCTCTCCATGAGAACCCTCCGTGGTAGTGGCTGACGTCCCTGTATCGGCACCCCCGCGCCGACCCCATAACTCTCGCCGCTCGGCTCGACGTACGAGCTTTCCGATCGTCCGTTGCGCTTCCGCGCCGGGCTCCGTGACCTCGGCGATGCCGTGGGCTGCGGCCTCGGCACCCGATGACCACAGCGGGATGGGCGAGACGTAGTCGAGCGCCTTCTCGACCTCCTCACCGGCAAGTAGGCCGGACATCGCTGCCATGCGCAGCCCCAGCGACTGGTCCATGTCGTGACAACCGACCCAACCGGCGCACAGGTGACCGTTTTGCTGGTGACAGAAGAATGCTGCCGGAGGCTGAGCGAATGTCTCGCGATCGAACGGCGGCAGCTTGGCGTACTCGCTGGCATGCCAGACGCCGCTGGGAACATCACGACGGTATGGACATGACGCACACGGATACGGCGCCGGTCCCTTCACCGCATCGCTCATGGCGCCGTCCTGTTCGGGTCGTATGTGCGCGTCAGCACCGGGTAGTTGTCGAGCAGTCCGATCTCGTCGGGATGCCACCTGCCGCGCAGGTCGGCCAGCTCAGCCGGGAGCCGCTCCAAGATCACGCCGCCATCGGTGAGTTCCGCGTGCGCGACGACATACTCGGCGGTAAAGGTGACGCCGTAGTAGGCCCAGTGGGGATAGTCGAGCACCGGCAGCTCGGGTACGCCTGGTGTGCCGATGCCGGGGCTGTAGCGTGTCTCAACGACGCCGTCGTCGGGCCCGATACACCATGCGTGCAGCCACGGCGTGCCGCGCCCGAGCGTGCAATAGCCCTGACAGTACGTGAGAGATGGATCGGAGATCGCCGCCACGGAGGCATTCTCGAAGCACTGACCCTCCGGGCTGAAGAACTGCTGATAGCCGTCCGGCGTCGGGCGACCCACCCGCAGCTTGCCGTGCTTCAGCACAAGGTCGGCGCTGCCGCGATAGAGCGGCGGGACCTGCGCTGACGCTGGCCTCCACAGCTCACGCTGCAACTCAAGATCACGCGTAAGCGCCTGTCCGGCGCGATCTTCCGGCGTGCCAAGGTCGAGGCCACCGAGGAAGCTCATTGTTCCGCATCAATTCCGCGGGGAGCGTTCAGCTCCTCGCTCTCGACGTCGAGCGCACGGTCGCTATCGGGGGACGTTGATTGATAGACCGGGCCGGTCGAGATTCCCGCCTGCCACGGACGCTGCCGCGCTTTCGACAGCCGGTCGGGGTCGTAACCGAGGCCGACCGCAAGGTTCATCATGTCGCCCTGCTCGCCGACCATCCGCTCGCGGTAGCCGACCTCCAGTTGAATGCCAGCGCCCACCACCCAGAGGTGGGTCTGGTTGGCTGAGTCCACCAGACGACTCTCGGCCGGGAACAGCTCGATCGCCTCGCGCTCGGCGCCAGCGACCTCATTCTTGATCGCCTGCTTGTGGCGCCAGTCATAGACCGGCTCGCGGTCAAGCCGTTTGATGGACAGGTGCAGCGGCCCGTTGCGAGGGCTCTGCCGTGCGCCCTCGATATAGCGCACGAAAACCTCGTACTCGTCATTGCGCCAGACCTCATCGACACGCTCCCGGCTGTCAAGGACACTGAGATGCTCAGGCACCTCATAGGCTTGTAGTGGTTGCCAGACTCCTGTTGTCATGTGACGCTATTTCCATCCCTTCGACCAGTTGTATTGCGCAATGCCCTGCACGATGGCCCAGCAGCACCAGAGGTACTGCCAGTCCCACTCGTTGAAGTCGAAGTCCCAGGGCTCGTAGATTTGAATGTTGCCGTGCTTGAAGTCGCGGAGACGCTCAATGGCCTCGTGTGCCGAGTCGGGCGCCCCCCAGCTAAATACCTGATCTTCGAGCGCCTGATGCAGCGAGCCAGCCTCGTCCGGCTCGTACTCTGACTGCTGCATGTACCACTCCAGCACGCGCGGCTTGAATCGGTCACGGCTATAGCGGCGGGTGCCGTCTCGCTCATCCGGGTTGACGAGCTTGCCGCTCCAGTAGTCGGGACTGATGCGGACCTCGCCACTGCTGAACCAGTTGAACATGTCCCACGTGCGAGCGAAGGTGTACGCGCCACAGTCGCCGCTGATCGCGAGATGGCCCGGCCATGTCACAAGGTCATAGCCGTAGGCCCACGCGCCTAGCTCTGAAAAGCGCAGGTGGCGGTAGACACCGTGGTCATGGAGCACGCGCATGCGGTGGTTGGCCGTCTCCTGCTCGAAGCGCTCCTGGATGTGCGCCTCTTGCCCAAGGTCGGTAGTCAACATCGGCATAAGCTCAGCTCCTAGTACGGACAGTTGCCGAGCAGGTCCTCGGCCTCCTGCATCGCAGAGTCCAGAAGGTCGGCGTTCTCAGCCTCCACGCGGGCGGTCTCGTCGCGCTCGTGGTCGGACCGGCGGCCCTCTAGGTCCTCCTCTAGCTCGGCGAGCTGGTCCTCGTCAAGCTCGGCCGAGTTGTCAACGCCGAACAGGTCCAGGCATAGCTCCGCGCGCTCGCCGCCCTCATCGAAGTCCTCGGGCTCGATCTCCTCCTCGGGCGAGAAGGACTCAAGCTCGGACTGCCAGCTCTCCAGTTCGTCGGCGCGCTCGGCGTTCTCGCCTTGGCCACCGAACGACTCGGCGGCCTCGCGGTACTCCTCAACGACGGAGCTGACGCTCTCTGCGACCCGCTCGACGGCTTCCCGCACCTGCTCCACCATCTTGGCCTGCCCGATATCGTCCTCGGCCGCCTCGATCTCTGCGTAGACCTCGGACATCTTGCCCTGGGTCAGCTCTGAGCGCTTCGGGTAGTGGTCAGAGCACCGGAAGTGCGCGCCGCCGTAGCGGAACTCCCAGGTGAAGTACTTCTCGCCGGGCTGGATGACATGGCCACAGCCGGACGCACCACAGCGGCGCTCTCGGCCAGCCTTGTTCTTGGTGTGGGTATGAACGCGGGGCATTCGCCAGACTCCTCGTTGCTTCGGTGGTTAGGTAAGTTCGATCGGCTCCGGGGCGCCCTCGCGGTTCGCCCAGAAGTCGTCCTGCGCGCGTCGCACGGCCGCCAGCGCGGCCCTCAGCGATATGTCGTAGGTCTTGGCCATGCGCTTCGCGCTGCGTCGCGCCAGCCGGTCACGGTCGCCACGCTGGATCAGCGCATGACACGGCGGACACGCCGCCCAACCGCCAGCGCTACCCCAGTCGGGGATCTCCGATGGTGTCTTGATGATGAAGTCGCGCGCCGGGTATGCGTAGCGCACGTCCGGCGACGAGCAGAAGTCACACTCTCCGTTCGGGTCCTTCTTCATGCCGCAACCCTCCGGTTCGCCCACGGGTCAGGCTCCGGACGACGCCGACCACCCTCCCCGTCGTCCTGACTAGGCGGCCAACTCTGCGCGCTGTCCGCCTTCACGTACCAGACCCACACACCGGTCCAGCCCTCAATCGGCGTGGACGCTCCCGTCTCCTCGTCCACGACGTAGACGATGCTGCGACGAATGCCGAGTAGCTCGAAGCCATAGTCGGTGGGCACGACGACCACACGTTCGTGCGCGTGGATGTCGTTAGGCTTGACGAACCGTGCGTAGTGACCGCGATAGCGACGTTCGTAGGTGACGCAGCCAGCCTGCATCCAGCGGTGATCTGGCCCGTGGTCGGTCCTGTCGGCCAGGTGCTTGCCTTGGCGGTGCGTCGCGGCCAGGTAGTGACGCTGGAACCGTGAGAGTGACGCCCACCACTCGGGTGTGGCGCCGGGGCCGTAGGTGATCTTCATTGAGCCAGCTCCAGTGCTCGTGTGATTCCGTCTTCGGTGAGTTGGCGACCGCCGTGCGTGACACACACGAGGCCCTCGCCGATAAGGTAGGGCTCGACAAACAGCGAGACAGCCTTGGTGTCGCGCGAGTGGCCGAGCGCGGTGGCGATCGTGTTGACCGACGCCTGGTAGACGACCTCGCCGCGGCCCTTGGTTCGGCGCGAGCCGAGGAGCGTCGTAAGCATGCGCTGCATGTCGATCGTCAAGCCGTCCCACGTGCAGCCGTTCAGGTCGAAGACGACCTCGTCGGCCACGTGAGCGTCGAGTATCGCGCCGGGCGCCATGATGTCCTGCGCATTGCGCACGAACGTGTTGAGCTGGCGCGGGATGCGACGCGATGCACGGCCGAGCCGGATGGCGGCGACGTCGGTGATCGTTAGGCCGAGCGCGTGAGCGTTGGCTATGGCCATGTCGCGCATGTCCTCCCACGTGTAGGGGTCGAGCACTAGCCGCAGCGGGAAGCGGTTCAGGAACGCCTCGGGCAGCAGGCCCTCGTCGGTGGTGGCGCCGACGAACGTGACAGCAGGGAAGGGCAACATGTGACCCTCAACCGGTAGTCGGCGGTCCTCCATGATGTGGTAGAAGTCCTCCGGATCGGCAGCTTGCGAGACGCCGCGTCGATCTCCACTGACTTGCTGGTGGATCTCGTCCACGATGACGACGTCGCCGTCCTTGAGCTGGCGCTGCATCTGGCGCAGCACGGCGTGCGTGACTGGTGCCTTGACTTGGTACACCGTGCGGCCGAGTTCGTGTGCGGCGACCTGAGCGATCGTCGTCTTGCCGGTGCCAGACGCGCCAGTGACCATTGTGTGACTGAGTGGACGGCCGGACGCCTGAACGTTGGCGACAATGCGCGCCATCAACGTCTTCAGACGGTGCTGCCCGATCATCTGGTCGAACGTCGCCGGACGCAGCCGGTTGGCTGAGCGGTCATCGAACTCCAGCGGGCGCAGCTCGACGTGCTCGTCGCCATTGCGCAGATTGGCAGCGGCGCGCTGGTAGGCGGCGTGATAGGCGATCTCGCCGTAGCCGGTTGGCAGCGGCACGGCCGGTTGGCAGCGGCGCGCTTCGCGGATCGCGTGAGCCGCTGCGTGGTGCCCTGCGTGCTCAGCTACTGACTCGTGGGACATGGCGCCTCACTCAGGAATGGATGGGGTAGAAGTGTAGCATCGTGCGACAGAAGATGGGACTGCTAAACGCCCAGCAGTTGGCGGAGTTGAGCGTTCAGCACGTCCAGGTGAGCGGTCACGTCGTCCTGCTCCTCGCGGAGCGCTTCGGCGTACTGCGCAGCGCGCCGCTTGAGCTGCTCAAGGCGGCGGAAGTGGTGCTGGCGAACGTTGTCACGAACGCCGCGCTTGCGGTCCTCGCGCAACAGGTCGCGAACCTCGCCGATCTCCTCCTCGATGTCGGCGAGACTGTTGGCCACGTGCTGGCGACGGATCATGTCACGCTCGGTCGCCCCGTCGGCCATCGGCACCGAGTACAGACCGGCGCTGGCGTGGTCGGGGTACATCTCCGACAGGAAGTCGGCGAGCGATGCGACCTGATCGGCGTAACGGGCAAGCACGAAGTACACACCGCCAGCCTTGCCGCGCATGTTCTCGCCGCTCAGCCCGACCTTGCCCGCCTGCTCGTCGTCGTCGTTCTTGAGGTAGTCGCGGACGAGCGAGCGCACTTTAGCGCCAGTGATCGCCTTGACATTGGCCTCGAACCGCTCCTGGATCGACTCCATGATCGGCAGGACGTCCTTGCGCGGGATCTCGCCGAGGGCGTCGAAGTCGGTGTCACGACGCTCGGGGTGGTACTTGACTCGCAGCGCCTTGGGGTAGCTGACGAGCTGCTCGTCGGCGTCCTTGACGACGCGGCTGAGCTGGTAGACGATGTAGCCGTCGTTGGTGGGGATGTCGCGGACGTCCGTTTCCATCACCGTGCCGTCGGGTAGCGCGATGCGGCCCTCCTCGCCACGCACGGCGCGACGGAAAGCGTTGACCTCGCCCGGCGCCTTCGGCAGCGGCTTGGGGTCGAGCCCCGAGAGCTGCCAGACTCGGCGCAGCTTGCGCACCGAGACGTCCACGTCTGGCACCGAGTACCAAACGATGTAGCCGAGCGGCGTTACGCCACTGTCGGCGCTGATCGCGACCATCTGGCGCGGATCAGTCAGTGTGGTGGGAGTCATCAGCGGTTAGCTCCTGTTACGGATGAATGGAAGTTGCAGCGTAACAGCCGCTGCGGTCGATCTGGTCAGGTGATGTGGGTGGCCAGCTCGGCGGTTGCCTGGCTGGGGTCCTGTAGCTCGAAGTCGTGCACTGGCACGACCGCCGAGCAGTAGTCGGCTAGGTACTTGAAGGGGCCGTTACCGATCGCGATGCCGAACAGTCGCACGCCCATCTCTATGAGCTGGTCGCGCAGCCGCTTGTCCTCGGGACCGAAGCTGGCCTCGCCGTCGCCGATCATCACAAGATCGGCCTTACGGAAGTCGGCAGCGTCCTCCATGATCTTCACGGCGCCAGCGACACCTTGGATTGGTGATGTGCCGCCGCCGAAGAAGTGCGACGCCATGTCAACGATCTCCTGCGCGCCGAGCGCCTTCTTCGCGGGCATGACCCACGCCTCGACCTGTCGGGCGTCAGCGAACTCCACGCAAGCGAAGTCACGCTTCTCCAGCCGCGCGATGTGAAGAAGACACATGGCCACTGCGCGAGCCCAGATGTTGCGCTCGCCGTTCATTGAGTAGCTGCCGTCCACGACGACCACAATCGGGCCGCGTCCGGCATGCTCCTCGCCGACGGTGGCGAAGCACAGCAGCTCCTGGCTGGCGTAGCGGACAAGAAAGTCGTCCTCGGTGTCCTCGTCGGCCAGCAGCGCCAGCTCAGCTGGCAGCACGCGCTGAAGGTTGTCGCCGAACTCAACGTCAACGATCTCGTCGTTGCCGCCGACGACTCGCTTGGACCGCTGGAAGCGGATGTCACGGTCAAGCCGACCGAAGCGCTCAGCCATCGCTCGGAGCTGCGGGTTGTTCGCCCACATCTCAGCGATCGTCAGCGCCTGCTCGGGCGACTCGTACGTCGGCTCTCCGGCGCCGAAGCCAGCACCGAAGCTCGGGATGCCAGCGGCGCCGCTTGCGGCCTCGCCAGCCGCAGCAGCAGCAGCCTGGATCGCCTGCATCGCAGCCGCCGACATCGGCGTCTGGCTTGCGGCAGCGCCGAGCGCCGCCTGCTGTGCTGCGCGTCGCTCCTGCACCGCTGCGCCGATCTGCTGCTTGAGCACGTCGGGGACAGGCAGTCCCTGCTGGTGCAGGTCTTTGGCTTGCTGGCGCATGAAGTCGAGCTGGTCGCTTGCGTCCTGCGCCTGCTGCGCGTGCTGCTGATACTCCTCGGCCTCGCGCATCTGCTGCTCAAGCTCGTCGCCGAGCACTTGCTTCAGTGCGTTGACGGCGGCCATTGTCGCGATAGCTGCCGTGGTCGGATTGTCGCGCGTGATGTTGCGCGCCTGCGCGTGATCGTCGGTGGTCATCAGCTTCGGCATGACACGCTTGTGCAGTTCGACGCCCGGATCAACGGGCTCGACCAGCTCGGGCATGTCATGCGTGTGATAGCTGTAGAACACGTCGCGCGTCAGCTTGTCCCAGACGCTATAGGTGGGCGCGTTCTCTCGTGCCTCGCGAGCGGCCTTCATCGCCTGCTGATAGGCGACGAACTCGTCGGGCGACGCTGTGGTCATGTCGATCGGGTCAGGGTCCGGGACATCTGGCGTGACCACTGGAGCGTCCTCGATCGCGATGCGACGAAACCTGGGGGAGTCGTCGGTGTAGTTGTCGAACTCCATCGAGTCGATCGAATCGTGGGTCACCACGCTATCGGGCAACTTCAGTCGCGACGTACCGATCTTGCGACCGCCGCGACCAAGAAAGTCGGTCAGTGAAATGATCGGCACGGGTCAGTCCTCGCTATAGGGTTGTAGGGGTTGGCGGTCGATGTAATGGCGCCAGGCGTCCTGCGCGCCGCGATTGAATGGCGTGGCACTCATGCTGCGCAGGTGCTGTTCGAGCCCGTGCCTGGCGACGGCGAGCGACGGTTGCTCGTGCGCGAGCCACTCGCACTGCGCGTCGTAGCCACGCGCGTATTCGTCGCGTGCCATGCGTCTCAGTCCTCGTCGTCGTCCGCGCCGGAGAGCTGTTGCTGCGCCCACTCGTCAATGCGCTTGATCTCGGACGCGACCTCTTCGAGCATCGTGACGTCCTGGCCCTGGTCTTTGCCGGTGCGGATCTGCGAGTTGACCTCCTTGCCCAGCGTTCGTGCCTGGCGGATCAGCTTGAAGCCTTCGCCGAGCAGGTCGCCGGTCGCAGTGTCGTCGCCCTGGGCCACGACCAACTTCGGGCGCAGCTCCTCCATCTGGGCGAGAATCGGTTCGAGTGCCTCGCGCGCACGCTCAGCCTTGCGGGTGAACACGCTGGCGAACTCCAGCACGACCTCGCGGGCGCTGTCGGCGTCGTCGGGGTGGTTCCAGGCCATGTGCTGGCACGGCAGGAAGTCATCGGCCACAACATCGTCGCGCCCGTGCATCCATGCGTGAGCCTTGACGACCTTCCACATCTGACCAATGCGGCGCTGTGATGGCGGATGACCGGCCTCGGTCCACTTCTGCTGCGCGTCCACCATGATCTGGCGGCACGCGTCGTTGACCGTGACCTTGTGGATCTCGGTACGGATCGCCTTGATCTCGTCCAGCGTCAGCGGCTCAAGGTTCGATGTGTCCAGCCCGTTGAGCTGGAAGTCGAGCTGAAGATCGGTGACAGCACGCCGACCCTCTGGCGTGCGCACTTCGCGCACGAACTTGGTGATGCCGATACGGTCACGGAACGCCTGCAAGTCCTCGCGGTCCGGTAGTTCGTTGCTCGACATGAAGATCGTCAGGAGCTGCGAGCAGTCGAGCACCGTGCCGCCGGTCTTCAGCACACGGTTCGCGAGCAGGTCGAGCAGCGGGTTGAGCATCGGCGGCGACGCCTTGAAGATCTCGTCCGCGTAGCCGAAGTTCGCCGACGGCAGGTAGCCATCGGTCAATCGCGCGATCTGACCAGCCTTCATCGCCATGATGTCGCGCGGACCGAGCACCTCGTCGGCACTCTGGTCCTTCGCGAAAAGGTGCGAGAACAGCTTCATGTCGGTCAGGCAGTGATCGACCAGACCTTCGATCATCCACGTCTTGCCGGTGCCAGGAGGGCCGAGGAAGAGCGTGTCAACGCCCGAGACGAGCGCGACCATTGCCAGGTCGATGTCCTCGTTGCGCTCGACGTTGTGAGCCTTGAGCCAGCCCGTGATTTCGTTGAATCGGGTGAGCATGGGGGATGCAGCGGTTGTGGCCATTGTCGCCAGACTCCAGTTCGTTTGTTGTAGTGTAGCGCTACGCTACAGCCGGATGGATGTTTCGTGTGACTGTGCGAGGGAGCCGACTGTCACAACGTCGGCGCAGGCCCAGTGAAACGCCTCGGCCTGCTCGCGTTCGATCAGCGTGCGCTGCCAGTTAGCGGATGACAGCCCCTCGTGGCGCACGCCGCCGATGTCCTCCGACCACACGTCGCCGATGAAGCCCCAGCACGAATCGAGCGTGCCTCCGTCCTCGTCTTTGACCACGTAGCCGTAGACCTCGCCGTTGTACCAGTGCGCGAACTCCTCGGCGTTCGCTTCGACATAGCTGCGAGCCATCGCCGGGTCGCCGGAGAATTGACCGAGCAGCTCGTCGGCCGTGAACATCCACGCCAGGTTCGCGCGCTCGGCATCGTCGGTCACGTCGAGCGACGCGGTACCCGAACCGTGGTTGTTCGACGCCCAGTCGAGCAGCACGACAAGTTCGACGTCGTGGTCGGCGCCGAGCGCCTGTTCGAGTGTGCGCGCCTGCCAGTCTTCGCGCTCGAAGTCATCGCTGACGTCTATCTCAAGCTCCGGCTCGGCGATCTCCTCGAAACCGTCCGGCACGTGGCCGTTATAGCTGTGATCGCCCCAGCCGACGCGCTTGCCGACCTCGTCGCGCTCGACTAGCGGGTTGTCCATGCCGCCCTCGTCGTAGTACAGCTCGACCGTGAGCCCTGCGTGCTCGAAGGTGTCGATGGGCTCCATCACTCGTCCTCCGGATCATCGGCAAACTCCAGCACCGTGCGGAAGTTCGCGTAGTCATCGTCGCTGCCCTCGCGAAAATGCCGGAAGACTCCGTAGTGGTTGCCCGGTTCGTCAACAGCCGGGTCGCCGGTCAGGCCGAGATAGACGAACACGTTGCTCAGCGGCTGGTCGTAATCGTCGTCCTCGCTGGACGGATTGAAGTACAGGTACGCGGGCGTCTCAACACTCGGGTGCGTGCAGATGTAGCCCGCGCGGCCACGTTGGTCGATGTATGGGGTATAGGTGGTCCCGTGCTCGTCGGTAGTGGCGCGAGACGGAAAGCGCGTGATCTTCATTAGTGCCAGACTCCAGTTCGCTTGTTAGATCGGTTCGACGTCGCGGAAGACGGTCCAGTTGGTCAGCCAATCGCGGCCGGTCATTACCCACACGGCGCGCACATCGTCAACGCGTTCGATGTCCTCGACCTCGGCCTCGTAGGTGAGTTCGACCACCGACACGACGCGCTCGGTGATGCGGACCTTCACGACGTCACCAGTCCGTCGATGTAGTCCTTGGCGCTCCTAACGGCTTGGTGCCAATGGGCAACCTCGTCCCGAGCAAGCGCGAGATCATGCGCGCCGGAGTTGGGTTCGTAGATCGACCACTCCCACACCTTGACCAGCACGGACGATCGGGTCATCACGAGGCGGGTCTCGATCAGGTGGCCGCGATACTCGCCAGTCAGGTAAGTCGGCGAGCCGGTCGCGGACGGTTCGGCCATGCGCCACTCGATGTCGTGGGCGAGCACCGCTACCACCCCGAGCGCGTGAGTTCGCGGCCGTCGCGGTGGATGAGTCGCCGACCGCCGTTGCTCGGGCTGCCGACGTAGTGCACGTCCGGTTCGCGGTCGGGTAGGTCGCACATCACGCGGAGTTGGTCGCGTTCGATCATGCGCAGCTCAATCGCGAAGTCGATCGGTCGTGACTCTCGCGCAACCCACTCGCCGCCGATGCGGCGCATGTGCCGATGAATGGCGCCGTTCGCTTGCGCGAGCGCCAGCGCGCCGCTGACGCCGCTCTGGTGCTGCGTGGTGGTCATCGAGAACTTGTGCAGCGTCTGACGGAACACCACGAGCCGCGAGCCGACGAGCTGTCGGTGGCAGATCGGCTCCTCGTAGCTGTAGAGCGCCAGACCGTGGGGCGCGTAGCGGATCGACAGGCTGTTCGCATGGCCGTGCTCGCCAGCGATAAATGCCTCGATCACGTCGTCGTTCGTCATTGGGTCGCCAGACTCCTTAGTCGATGAGGGATTCGCCACAGTGCCCGCAATACGCGCCGTCTTCTTCGGCGTTACAGGCCAAGATGACCTTCGGGAAGCCGCCCGAATCGAAGCTCTGTTCGTCGTCGCGGTCGATGCCGAATGCCTGCGCAATCTCGCCGAGATTCGCCTCGACGTTCATGCCGATGGCAGTCGCCCAACCGTCGAAGCGCTGGCCAGGTCCCGTCGGCAGCGCCTCGATCACACAGAACGGGCAGTGGACGTCGGCTTGGTAGATGTAGCCAACGATCGTGTCGCTTCGCATGGGTCGCCAGACTCCTGTTCGTAGGTGTGACAGTTACAGGCGGTAGTAGTAACTGTCGCCGTCGTACTCGATCAACGTGTAATCGGTCGCCAGTTCGTTGGCTGCACGCTCCCAGTCGATACAGTGGAGTGGCCAGCCTGCCTGTGGGTCGATCGCGCCGATGTCCTCCGCCAGCTCGCGGGCGTAGTCTTGGAAGCCGCTTTCGGGGATCAGCGTCACCCCGTAGTTGTCCGCCGCCCACTCAAGGTCGTCGGGTCCCACATCGACGTTGGCGGTCAGTTCGCGGGCCAGCTCGACATACTTCTCAACCTGCTCGGCTTGCTCTGGCTGCGCCAGGAAGCGCTCCGTGGCATCGCTCAGTTCGCCCAAAGACATACCTTCGGTGTTGGGCACATTGCCCGACATCTCTTGGACGAGTTCGCGCCACTCGCTGGCGAGTTCGCGTAGGTCGAGCATCACAGTTCGCCTCCGTCGGCGACGGTCGCCCAGTGGTCGTACTCAGCGCGCGCGGAGATGAACACGTCGCGTGCCTCCTGTTCGGAGTCACACTCCTGCAAGGTAACGAAGCCCTGCGAATCGGTGCGGACAATCCAGCGTCCGAGGAGCGTGAAGAAGCCGGTAGGCGCTTCCGTCTCGCCTGCGGCGGCGTCGATCTCGCCATGCAGCTCCAGCTCGCAGATCGCCTCCGCGAGCGCCGGATCGCTACAGCGCTCAAACCGCCCCGGCATGCCGTCAGCGGCACGTTCGAGGCCATGCTGCTCGGCCATGCTAAGCACGGCGTCGCGCGTGAGTTCGCTGCTCATAGTCGCCAGACTCCTTGTAAGTGTTCGCTGCATCATGTCACGGCTCGGCGCGGAATGCCACGCACTCCGCCCGTCTAAAAGTCGCCAACGAGCGGAGGCACGTGAACCGTGGTCCACGGGCCTCGCTCGCTACCTGCTGCTCTGTTCGTGGTCGGCGGTGAAGCGTTCACACAGAACCGGGCAACTCTCGACTGATCGCGCCCTAGTGCGGACGTCTAATTGCGAGACTGTGTGCGTTCGCTCCGGTGCCTATTTGGCCCGGTAGATAGCTCGCGGGCGCCAACGCAGTCTGTTCGCTGCGCTCGCGTCCGCGTGGCTACGCAAGTTCACTGCTGTTCGCTCTGTTCGTCGTGCGCGAGGCGCACACGAGCGAGCCCGGCCGCGCGAGCCCCCGTGGGCACTCGCGCGGCGCTTGGCTAGGCAGTGAGCGCGTCAAGCTCGGCGCGTGTGATGACGCCCGCCGCGATAGCAGCGCCGACGGCCGCGAGCGGTAGCGCGGTCTGCGTGCTGCCGTCTTGGACGAGCAGCACGGCCGTGCCGTTCTTCGCGTGCGCGCCGCGCGTGACGTACGCGGCATCGCTGACGGCCGGGACGAGCGCGCGCGTCGCGTCGCTCGCGGCCGTATACATCGGCGCGCGTCGCGCGCTTGTGCGGAAGTCCGCGAGAAGGTCGAGCGCGGGCGCGTCAACGGTTTTGGTTGCCATGCGTGTAGCTCCTAGTCTGCGCCACACGTGGCGCGTAGTTTCTGACTCTGCTTAGTCCATGCCGCACGCCTCCAAATTTGTTACAGACAGTTTCCCGTCTGGCGGTAACACTTTGAGCGGTAAGCGGCATGGAATAGGTACAGGGCAACTACAGTTGCGCCGTACTCTGCTACAGTGGAACGCAGCGGCCACATACGAGCCGCAAGTAACCACTAGACAGGAGCGCGCCACTATGGCCCGTAAGTCAGCAATCAGAATCTCTAACGCCGAGATTGCAGCCGTTGAGTATGCGAAAGCAGCGCGGCGCGATCAGTTGGCCGCTGAAAACGGAAAGCAGGGGATAGACCTACTGCACCGAATCGCGGCCGAGGATCGGCGCGAGCGACTTGGCCTTATGGCTGAGCGTGACCTTTTGAAGCGCGCAGCGGATGCCGCACGGCTGGAATTGCGCGGCGCGTCATTTTCGCCCGACGATAGGCAGGATGTAGCCGCGCAGATTGTTGCCGACGTACTGGAGATGATCGGCGGAGGCATGCCGCGCCACGATGATCGGCGCGTCAGTCTGACGGCGCTGTGTGACCGCGCGAAGACTTTGCGCCGAAGCATTGAGCGCCAGCGCGCCCGCGATGACATCTCGGCGCAGGATGACGCGAACCGCTATGCGACTAGCGCCGCCGCGCTTGGGATTGATACCGACGAAACGCCCGCCGAGCGCGCCGCGCTGCTGGCGGCCGAATCTGCGGATGCCGCCGCGCACGCTGCCAGCGCGCTCTGTCGGATGCTCCGGCTAGCGGCCGAGCCCGATAGCGCGGTCTGGTGTCACTTCTATGTGCTGGCGCGCGGCAAGTCGCCCGAGGATTGCGCCGCCGAGCGCGCCGTCAGTTGGGGCGCGTGGCGCGTGCGGATGTCTCGCGGCGCGAAGCTCATCCGCGCCGCCTACAGCGCGACCGAGCTAGTGCGTCGTCTCACGCTGGGCGCACAGTGGAGCGCGACAGGCGAACTCATCTACGTGCGCGAGGATCGCAGCGCCGAGGCTGGCAGCCGTACCCGGATGCTTGCCGACGTCAGCAGCGCGGAACACTGGCGCGACTATCAACCGACAGACTCGCCGATCACGGAGCGCGAGCTACCGAAGTCGGAGCGCGTCCACCATGTGACCGCACGCAAGCGGCGCGGCAGTGAGGCCGAGCAGGCGCAGCAGCGCGCCGACTCACTGCGGAGGATCGGCGCGCATTACGCCCGTGAGTCTCGACGCGAACGCTCAGTGGCGCGAACGTCAGCACTCAAAGCAGCCTAACCCCACACGGTAGGCGAGCCGCTCAGTCGAACATGCGTCCAGGACGCTAACGGCTGAGCGGCAGTTTGCCGATAATGATTGAACAGAGCGCGCCACACTGGCCCGCCACGATCACCGGAGGATGCCACTATGGCCACCACCACGCAGACAATCGAGCAGCTGAGCGCACTGGCCGAGTCAGCCGAGGCACGCGCCGCAATTTTTGCCGAGGATCACGGCACCCACAGCGCCGACGCAAGGGCAGAACGCGCAGTAGCCAGAACGTACAGGCAGCGCGCGGCCGAGCTAGCCACGTTGCGCCAGCGCGCCGAGGCACGCGAGCGGCTGCACTGCCTGCCCACGCAGGGCGCGGCGCTCGCGGATAGGATCGCCACACGCAGCCGCGCGCTGGCGGCATGGGACCGGATCGGCTACCGCTAGCCCACAGGATCGGACACGGCCCACGCTGCCCGCCAGCGCGCCGCACACGCGGCCACAGCGGGCAGCGCAACCGCCAGCCCACCACCCACCGGAGCCCGACTCCCACGCTTCCCCAGCAGGCAGTTACAGCCCAAGGCGAGCGCGGTCGGGACGCGCGCACCGTTGCGTCAAGCAAGCCAGCCCGAAAACCGGGCGCCTCACCCCGATGATTGGGTCACACTCCACTACGGAGTGTGACCTAGCCCCCGTTCCGCCAGGGCGAACGTGCGTTCGGCCAAATCGCCTCACCACACCCGCACTCACACCAGCCCCCTTTTGGCGCTTTGTGGGGAACTCTTACCGGGTAGCGAGAGACTGTGCATAAATCTCCTGAAACTGTTGCCGACCCGCCTATGCCGCTGCTACCCTCTCGCCAACTGTGCGTGGCAGGTGGACTGGACCGTGGCGTGCGATGCGACCAGGCATCGAGGAAGCGGTCGGCCAAAATCCGGCGCACTGTGTATTGGTGGGGGCTGCACGGGCTCGCGATCCCTCTGCATGGACGCGATCCGATGGCTGTAGGTGCGCGCGGAGCTGGCAGGGATGTCCGGCCCGCGTGCGCTGATCCGACGGCGAAGGCAACAGTGAACCGGGGCCAGATGGAACTGATCCGGCGGAGATAGAGGCGGAGTCGCTGGGGGGTGTGCTCGTGGCGTGGGACGTCTCGCTCCACACGTAGATCGAACACCTACGGGCGCACCCCCCAGCGGACGCCGGAGGAGGGCGTCGCCTCGATCCGGCTCACTGGGCCGTCGTCCCCCGGCCGGGGGCACAGATACTAGCCACGGCGAGTCGAACTCACGTTCGGTCGCCGGGGAGTGCTCACAAGACGACACCCATGTCGGTTACCCGGTGTGGTAGTGTGCCACACGTCTTGGCGGACGACTAGCGGAGTCTGGCTACCCCTGTGGGAGTTCGCCGTGTTCACGCGAACCCCAGGAGGGGAGATGGACCCATTCAAGTACCGCGACAGTGACGGCGACGAGCTGACACTGGTCGCCACCAGCGGCTTCGCGGAGGTCGTCGTCAACGGCGCGACCGTGCACCTGGCCGTCGCCGACGCCGAAGGCGCCGCAGACTGGCTCGGCAGCTTCGCGATCCAGCACGCGCCCACCGATCCCAACGCGGAGCCCACTCTCGCCCGGCGCGTCGTTGACGCGTTCAAGCGCTACGACACCGCGCTCGGGTCGGCGGCAGCCCACGGCGGTGACCGCGCGATCGTCGGCGACGAGCTACGCGCTCTCTCGCTGCTCATCAGCGAGCTAGACACGAGGCTCGGTGAGATCGGTGCCTGATCCCGCCACGTGGTACTGCAAGATCGGCGAGGTTCCGCGCGACAAGCTCCCGGAGGACTCCGACGAGCCGATGCGCGATGCCGTCGCCGCTGCCTACGAGGAGATGACGGGCGACGAACCTGTGTTCCTGTTTTCCGGCTGGGGTGCGGAGCTGACCGACGAGGAGCGCGCCGTGGTCGAGAACCGCGACCCCGGCCTCGCGGAGATCCCCGACTCCGTCACGCAGGCCGACGGCATCTACGTCATGGCCACCCGCTCGGGCGCGATGTGGCTGGAGACGTGGGAGGGCCAGGTTCGGACGGCGCTCAGCAGCGACGAGCTTACGCACGAACTGTCGCCGACCACCTACGCATTCGGCCCGTTCATCCCGGTGCCGAGTCCGCTGGACACGCTCGACGTCTACACGCGCTTCATCGAGGAGGTCGATGCGCTCACGATCAACGCCGAGGACTCGGCGGTCTCTGTCGTCGGCGACCTGACGCGTGCAGTCAAGCGCGCGCAGCTCGTGCACGAGGGCAAGCTGGACCCGGTCGCGCTGCGGGGTGGTGAGTGATGGCGGTCAACCTCACACACGCAGAGCGCGAGGTGCTCAAGAAGTACGTCGAGCTATCCAAGGAGGACCCCGAGGGCTCGTGGAACCCGTACTTCATCGACGTCGCGCAGGCAGCCGGTGGCGACGCTGACCTTGCCTACTCGATCTGCAAGCGCCTCAAGAAGGCGATGCTGCTCGAACACCACGGCGCCGCCGGGCGGTCACTCGCTGCATCGCCCGGTTACTGGCCGACTGAGGCTGGCGAGAAGCTGATCGCCGACCTGGAGGGCGACGATGCCCAATAGCGCAATCGGCCACAGCCACAACCAGAAACCGGGCGAGTCTCCGTGGGACCTCACGATCACTCGCACCGTGACCGTCAAGAGCCCAAGTGGGCGACCGTCGCTGGAGCTAGAAGCCAAAGGCGACGACGTGATGGTCACTGTCCTGCCGCGCAACGGCAGCAAGCGCGAGCCGGTGAAGCTCGTCACCCTCCGACAGGCCATCGACGCACTCGGCGGTGACAGATGATGGTCGATGTCGGCATGCGGGACGGCCGCACCACGTTCCGCTTCAAGTCGCGCGCCACGGCGATCGAGATGATGCAGCGCGACCCGCTGACTATGGATGAGTCGATGACGCGGGAGGCGTGGGTGCGCTGGCATCCGGAGTCGCCGTTCATCCCGGTGCGCATGTGCCACTTCTCGAAGAACAGCATCTCCTACGTCGTACAGGTGCCACCGGAGCAGGCGCAGGCGTTCCTGGGCGGTGATGGACAGTGAGTCGCGAGATGGAGTACTCCGACGAGGACCGCGACACGCTGCTCCTCAAGGACAGCTCGGACGACCGCGAGCGTGGGGCAGTGATCTTCGCGATCAACCACACGCAGGCGGTCCACGTCCGCACCGAGGGCGTCGCCGCGATCCACCGGTGGCTCACCGGCTGGCTCTATGGGCGGGGCGTGCTGCCCAAGCCGCCGGACTCATATGAGCCGGAGGCGATGGACCTGCTCGACACGATCCGCGAGTACGCCGACAGCGATCATGGGTTCACTCCACCAGGGGCGTTCCTCAGATGGCGCAAGGTGCTCGACGCAGCGGAGGCGTTGCGGCACGCGATGCTTACGGCTCAACTCAAGCCAGCCACTACGTTCGATGAGGAGGGCCACCACGATGCCTGAGTTGCGCAAGCTGTTCGTCACCCGAACCAGACTCGGCGAGCTGGGCGTCTCGGACGAGAACGGCCGCCAGGTCCTCCACGAGGTGGGGGGCGTCCAAATCGCCAGCACCGTCGAGGGCGGCGCTGTCGTCGGTCCGCTCATGGAATGGGCCGAGCCCGAGGTCGTGCCCGACGCCATGAGTGCGTTGCTGTACGAGGTGTGCGCCGAGACCGAGCGCCAGGACAACGCACACGGCGCCTTCAGTGGCACGCGCGTGGGCGTGTCACGTCTCGCGCTCGCCGTGCTCCAGGACGAGATAGACGAGGCACATGACTGGTGGCGCGCGGAGAAGGGCGGCGCCAGCGGTGGCCCCGACTGGGAGCAGACGCGCCGGGAGGTCATCCAGGTCGCGGCCGTAGCGTTGCGCGCGCTGCGGGACGTGTTCCACGAGGACGCGCCGACGCGGCCGGACGACACCCGCTCCAGTGGGCTCACCAAGGCCCGGCAGCTTCTCGGCGAGGCTGAGGCGATCTGTGTCGATCACCAGGACGAGCACAATGACGGTACGGGTGGATACGACATCGTGCTCAACATGGGCAGCTCGGGTGACCACTGTGTCGCCGAGAGTCTCGACCGGGAGGGCGCGCTCGGCATCGCCCATGCGCTCGACGCCGCGATCGGCGGTGGCGTTTACCTCGACGGGGAGCGTCAGTAATGGTGGTCCTGGCTGGCGACTACGGCGTTCCGTGCCCAAGAGTCGGATGCGATGCGCGCAAGGGCGAGCGGTGCCTGGACATCCGGGCGAAAAGGTCCGGCGTAGAGCTTCCCAACTGGGAAGCGCACCCCGAGCGACACAAGCTGGCGATCAGGGAGGCGCATACGGATGGACGGTAGTTCGGTCATAACAGAGGTGCGGCTGCTCCCGAGTCGGGGCGATGCGTTCGCTCGCTGGCTCAAGGAACAGCGCGACAACCAGAACCGCAACGTGGAACTGGGGCGCCAGCGCTGGGCCGCGATCGACGGCCTGCTCGACACCTACCGGCTGCATGCCGACACCGGCACGCCGCTAGACCAGGAGGCATGCGAAGGTGGCTGACGTTGTGGTCACAGTGCCGAAGGCGCTCTGGTCAGAGTGGCTCGGCGAGGGCGACCTCGCGTACAGCGAGCATCTCCCAGAGGGACCGTATGGAGCAGTAGTACTCAACCCCCCGAGGCCGTGGGAGGGGTTCAACGAGTACGGCTTCAACGTCGGCCATCGCCGTCCGGCGATCGAGCGCGGCGAGCGCCTCTACATCGTCAGCCACGGTCGGCTGCGGGGGTACTCGCCCGTGGTGGGCGTCGAGCAAACGTTGCGGTTCGGTGGCCGCAACCACGGCAACTGGGCGATCGTCCGGCGCGGAGATGCGGTAGCCGTCACTGTGCCGTGGGAGATGAGGGGGTTCCAGGGCTACCACTATAGGACGTGGGCTTACAACGATGAGGTCCCGTTTCCCAACTGGCGCACAGAGGGCGTCATCTGATGGCACGCAGGGCCGACGTACTGCTGGACGAGCTGGTGCTGGCGGAGGCACAGCGCATCACATGGTTCGGTGTGTTGGTCGCGTTCGGCGGATGGTTCCGGCCATTCCAGATCCGCCACTTTCACGAGGACACGACCGCCGAGGTCAAAGCACTGACACTCGATCAGATCGACTACAGGCTGCGCAAACTGGCGGCGCGCGGCGAGCTAGAGAAGAAGCCAGGCGAGAAGCTGTACCGCATACCACCAAGGGATGATCCACATGACATTGACACTGACGCCAACTGAGACGATGCGAGTCGGTATCGACACGGCGCGCAACGTGATCGACAACCTCGGCCCCGAGGGCGGCGTGTGGGCGATCACGACGTCGATGGCCCACTACCCGGAGCCGTCCGACGCACTGCTCATGGTTTGGCTCGCGCACGAGGTGGACGGCCTACGTGACGAGCACTTCGAGAACCTGCCGAACAACTGGCCCGACCGCTGCGTGAAGATGGCGCAGGCGCTCGGCCACCTGGACGCCGACGGCCGCGCGACCGTGAAGGGCGTGGAGGCGGTGACCGCGTTTATCGACGCGACGCACCCCGCCGAAGGGACCAACGACAGTTAGCCGGTTGCAGCATCCACCGCCCCACGCTAAGATCGCTAGGGGTAGCAACCAGGCTCAACTGGGTACGTCTCTCTCCGACGGCTCCTTGCGATACGGGGAAACGGCCGCTCTTACCAGGGCGGCCGTTTCTTTGCCCGGCGTAGATTAGGTGGGCTAAGCACCCTCTTCGCTGCAAAGGAGCCCCATGACCGTCAACATCGCTCGCTTCGAGGAGTCCAGCGAGATCGTCCTCGACAGCGAGACCATTGCCGCCGAGGTCAATGTCACCTTGTCGTACGCGAGCGTGATGCGCGTCGGCGCACTCGTGGCAGTACACATCGAAGGCTCATACGTTGGGCCGACCGTCGCGCAGTTGTCCGCCGCGCTATCCACCGGGGGCGGCGCGATCACCGAGCTGCCGGTTGACGAGCTTGAGGCAGCGGTCGCCGCCGGAAGCTACGTGACCACCGACGGCGTCCATACCCAGACCTGGGTGACGACCGGAGCCGCCAAGAGCGCCACCGAGATTCCGGTGACCTCCCAGACGCCGACCTTCGACTTCCCGGTGGGACAGGACGTTGTGAGCGCGGCCGAGGCTGAGTTCGCCACCGCCCAGCTCCCCGCCGCATTCGCGCCCGGCGCGACGGTGACCCCGGTCTTCAGCGGCGACCTGACGGCGGTCAGCATCGACGCGGACGGAGTGCTGCACGTCACGCCGAATGCGACGGCTGGAGCCTTCGTCATCGACGCGACCTACGCCGCCGGGGTGGCCACACCCTGACGGCGGGTCTTCCGTAACTTCCTCCCGGTTCCAGGAAGCGAGAAAGGCGGTGCGTTCTCAGCGGTGCGCATCGCCTTTTTTCGTACTTGAAACTCTCCGCGTACCTGTGTACGTTCGTCACAGGGATGATGTGACCGGCCGACAGGAGGCCAGGGAGAAGTGACGGACGAGAAGCGGGCCGCTGGCGGCGCCCCGCAAGTAACAACGAAGCACGCTCAGGCCGACGCGGCGATCACACTGCTGCGCGACGCCGCGAAGCTGGTGAAGGTGACTGGCGACGAGGCGGCCTATGCCAAGGAGCGCATTGTCGAGCTGACCGATGAGATCGGCGATCTGCGCGGCGACCTTGATAAGGCGCACGGCGAACTCGGCGACCTGCGGGAGATGCGCAAGCAGCACGAACGCATCACAGACGGCATCCAGGACCTTCGGCGAGGCATCATCGACCTCGATGAGCTGGTGAAGATGGCGGCCATCGGATGACACTCGACACGCACGACGCCGAGGAGCTGGCGATGCTTCTCCTCGCGCGCAAGTGGAAGGCTGGGGAACTGGGCAAAGTGCATCCCAGTATCGGCCGAATCTTCAACCGCAGCCTGCTGCTGGCGGGCGAGGAAGCGGTCCCGTTCGCTCGTGCGACCGACGAATCAGCCCCCAGCGTACCTGAGCTGATTCTTCGTGAGCATATGTGTGCACAAACGGTGCAGATCGACCCCAAGATGGTCGCCGAGCGAGCGGTGATAACCCCAGAACGGTCAAGGCGGCTGCAAAACGAGCAGGTGTGTGCATATGACAGCGGGTGACCACGAGGAAGCCCGCGCGCTGCTCATGGACGCGCGCCACAAGCGGGGCGCACAGGTGATCGCGGAAACCAATGCGCGCGAGGCCACCATTCGGTTCATGGATTCCGCGCTCTTGGCGCTCTGGGGCTGGGACACGATCGGTAGGGAGCTGAACATCACGGCGACAGCCGCCCGTCGCTACTACAACCGCAACCGCCGACTGATGCGCCCCGGCGCTGCCATCGGCTGAATAGGAGGGGACAGTGCACGACCACGACGCCGGAGTGAAGGCGACGGTAAACCGCATCAGTGCGGGAGCACACCACTATGTGGCGATCACGCGCAAGCGCATCGCCGAGGCGTTGGATGACCTCGACGCCGGAGAGTTCTGTGACGCGCTCAACAGCCTTCAGGAAGCCTGCCGCAGCGTGGGGCCGCTCGCTCACGCACAGTCGAACATCGGCGTCGCTGGAGGGTCTGATCTCGTACGTGTCGGCGACCTCGCCGTTGGCATGGAACTGACCAACGTTGGTGAGATCACCGAGGTCGAGCAGATCGAGTGCGATGACCCCGACTGTGCCGGTCATGTCGTCGTTCGCGTCGGTGGACGCGAAATGACCCTGGACCCGGACCTGGAGGCGTTCGTTGTCGCGGCCGAGGAAGCGCCTCCGGAGTGAGCGCGCGCGCCGAGGCCCTGCTGGCCCGCGCGCTCGCCGCCGAGGAGGAGGTCGAGCGACTGGGGGGCGAGATGGAGAAGTTCCGCCGGGTGCTCGGCAACGTGATGGAGGGGGACCCTCACACCGCCGTGCAGGCTTTGGCGTATATCAAACGGTGTGAGACGGCCGAGGAACTGGTCAGGGACGCCCTACAGATCATGGAGACGTGGGACACGGCCGAGTCCAGAGAGCGGCGCAGCGTCTGGCGGACGCGTGCCCACGCCGCGGTGAGCGCGATGCAAGTCGCCGATCGTGACGCCGAGGGCACGCTGCCGGACGAGAGCGAGTTCTGGCAGTCGGCGGCGGTACCGAGCATCAGACAGAGCCTTGGGCAAATCTCGCGCGACAGAAAGAGGCGACAGTGAACGCCGAGGCGGACGAGGTCAGCTACACCCAGTACCGCAACGCCTGCGCCGCGCTCGCGCGCATCGGCGAGCACCTTCAGACCGCTGACCCCGATGAGGCCGCCGAGCACTATTTGCCCGAGATGACACATCAGGTTGCGCTCATCTTCAGCTTCGTCGGCTCCAACATGACAGCGCGACACGTCCCGCGCTACGCGCAAACTGTCGCTGAGTTGGAGGCCGCGAAGGACGGTACCCTTCCAACCAAACACCAATCGCAGGAGGAGTAAGCGATGGAAGCATCAGAGGCCGGGCTCACGCCCGAGCAGGAGAACGCACAGTCCACCGATGAGCTGGCCGCAGCCGAGCAGGAAGTGGCAGCGACCGAAGAGACGATCGCGACCGAAGAGGCGGCGACCGCAGGCGACGAGGGTCCGGCGCCGACCGACGGCGGCAGCGCGACCGACGGCGGCAGCGCGGACGGGGGAACCGACGGCGGCACGACCACCGACGGTGGCGGCACGCAGGCGACCGGCGATACCTCGGGTGGCGATGGTTCCGATTCGGACGGCGCCGACGGCGGCAGCGGCTCGGACGGCGGCAGCGGCTCGGACGGCGGCGATGGCAGCTCCACCGAGGGTCAGGCCCCCGTCGCGACGGAGCGCGACAAGATCATCGTCGGCGACAGCGGCATGTTCGAGCAGCAGCCGATGAACCCGGACAACGACGCCGACAAGGTCCACCGCACCTCGGCGCCAGCCGCCGAGATGCAGAGCGGCGTGCCACTGGCCGAGGACCGCGCCGCTGGCGTGGAGCCCGGCCAGCCGAGCGGAAAGACTCCGCCGCAGGGACCGCCCGCCGAGCCGACGGCCTGATGCCGTTCGGACCCTACATCTCGGCCGTGTTCACGTTGCCGACGACGACGACGACGAAGGTGGGCGGCCGTAGGCGCGACAAGCGCAAGGCCCGCGCCGCGCGCGGCGCACGACGGCGCAATCGCTAGTCGCGATTCGTTGCACGTTGCGGGGAAGGCGTCCCTTGGGGCGCCTTCCGTCGTTCCGGCGCTGTAGCATGCCGCCACATGGCTGACCTGGCGGACGGCTCGGGCGCGGAGGACGCGCGCCTGAAGGAGAAAACGACCGATGCGTGGCATCGGGAACTCGACGGCGGGCGCATCGAAGTGATGTGCAAGGCCCCCGGCTACCGGATTCGCGTGACGGCTCCGGCGGAGGAGGCTTGGCAGGCCGTCGAGATGTTCGAGCGCTGGACCGGGCTCATTGTTCGCTCAGATCGCCGACCGCGGCGCACGCCTAGCGTGCCCGCCGGACAGCTATCAATGACCGAACTGTAGGTGGGCCGTAATGAGTGAATCGACGTGCCAGGCGTGTGGCGCGAACATCGACATCGCGACCGTTGTCGGGACGGAGGAGCGCGTCGCCCTGGAGAAGTACACTGACGCCAGCACTGATGCTCCGCGATACCGCATCGTGGGTGTCAACCCGCTGCGAGTCGAGAGGGTGCCGGATTCGGCGCCGGGCGACTTCTACCCTGACCACAACTTCGACTGCAAGGACTCAAATGCCGGGCGAACGTTCTGAGGCTGACCGCGTGCGGCTGCGCCTACGGGAACTCGGCCAACAGCGAGTGCAGCACGCTGCCGCTGGCGAGGAGCTTGCAGACGAGATCAAGAAGACGGTCAGGGAAGCTCAAAGCAGCAGCGTGCCTCTCGCTGAGGTTGCGCGCCTGCTCGGGCTCGATCGCTCGACGCTCTATCGGACCTATCTCGATGGCGGGGAAGGCTAGCCTTGCGCGCCCAGCCCGCACAGAGTACGAGACCCTAACCAAGCACGACGCGCTCGGGCGGCCGGTGCTGACCCGAGTCTCGCCGTTTAGCTTCATGCAGGTGCTCGTCCGGGGCGGCCTGGCGCTCAACGAGGTCCCAGATAACCACTGGGCTAAAGAGTTCATCGACGGCGGCGACTGCGCGCGCGTCAAATGTGCGTGTGGCTGCGAGCCGGTGGTCCATATCGCGGCGATGCCGACCAAGTGTGAGTGTGGACGCTGGTTCTTCTTCGACGCAACTGGCGTTTACTCGATGTGCAAGCCTGGGCAGCGGGCCGACGCGCCGGAGGAGCCCGCCCCGGCGTAGATTAGGAGCCGTGACGGTTGCAGGAGGGACTCAAAACCGTGCTAGGACAGGTCATTGGTGAAACCACTCAGCCCAGCGAACTCGTTGTCGCTCAACAGCCTCAGAGCAGGCCGGGATGAACCGTCATCTGCCGCCGTTCCTTCTGCAACTGTTGGGTATCGCGATCTGCATAGCGAGTGTGGTCTACTACTTCGCGACACTGAACGTCAGCCTGTATATCACCGGGCTGGGGTTCAGTTTGGCCACGCTGGGGACGGTGCAGAGGTTGTTCTCGGCGGTCTACGACGAGGTAGCAGGGAACGCGACCGACTGGGAGAAGCCATCAGAGCACTCCCGGTACTCGTTGCCGCAGCAAGAAGTGCTTCCAGAAGGAGACGACGGGTCATGGGACGGGGGCGAGCTGCCTTGAAGCTTCGCGCCGTGATTCTCGCCGCGCTGCTTGCCGTGCTGGTCCTGCTACTGCTGTCCTCCATCGCTGCGCACAGTCCGCTGGCGCTGTTCGCCTTCACAGTGGCCGCTGTGCTCGTGATCGGGTTGGAGCTGCATGACTCTGCGCGGTGCATCCAGCGAGCGAGAAGGCGTCACCATCATGTCCGACGCTGAGCGTCGCCAGAACGAGCGCCGCTGGGTCGATCGACCCGGCGAAAGCGCCCAGCTTCGTGCCACGGTCGCGCAGCACATCCAGGACCTGCGCGAAGCCGGAGACGATGACCTCGCGGCGCTGATCGAGGCGGTCGCGGTCGAGTACCGCTACTACGCGAAGCGCAATTGGGCGAAGGTGCGACAGATCGGGACCAAGGCTAGCCGCTTCATGATCGCGGCCGGGGTCGTCCTGTGCTTCTACATCGCATTCGAGGCCGGTCTCGCCGTCGAGGAGCTGCACTTGTCACACCAGACACGTCACACGCAGCAGCAGATTCAGCAGAGTCGCTACGCCAATGCGGTCGATTCATGCCGAACAGACGACACCCGCAACGCGGACTTCGTCAAGTTGCTTCAGCACTACACGACGCCCGCCCAGCGGCAGGCCAAGAACTACACCGAGGTCTTGCTGTTCGTGGACGCGCTGGTGCCAGTCCACGGCAATTGCGTCGCCTTTGCGCGCGGCCAGGTGGCGCTACCCGCCGGTCCACGCAACTGAAGTCCGTCTGTAGGCTGCTGTACGATGCCACAGCATGGCCCCCTTGACGACCGACCGACTGGCCGAAGCGTTGCAGCTCGCCCGCGACTTGCTCGACCAGGACTCGGCGCACTACGAGCGCGGCCGGTTCGGCTTCGAGCTGGCCGCGGGCTGGCGGCTGGCGATTTCCCCGGACGATGCGGAAAGGCTTCGCGTCGAGGTTGTTTCCGGGGCGCAGACCTGCGGTACGATGTGGACCCGCGCGACCGATCATGAGCGACTGGCGGAGCTTGTGACGACTGCGCGAGATGAGGCACTAGCCCTCGAAAGGGATGATGATGCGGAAGGCACCTTGGTATCTGTGGGTCATCGTCGCCTGCGCGGCGGTCTGCTTGAGCCTATTCGGGCTCGGGCTCGCGGACGTCGGTAGCACCACCACCACCGTCACGAGGACGGTTACAACACCGTCGCGAACATCCACGACGGCGGCAGCGCAGCTCAAGGCACAAGCCGTGGCGCCGTGCGGCGCGAACGACAAGGGCTCGATGGGCGGTTGTGCGCCGAGGACATTTTCCGGCGCGATCACGCAGCCCGCTGGCGTCCTGTTCTGTGACCGCAGCAACAACAACACGCTTCAGTCAGGCGCCGCCCTCAAGGCCGAGGGCTGCCACGGGTTGATAGCCAAGGCGAACCAGGGCTCCTGGGACGACCCGACGACGGCCTCGTGGATAAACAACGCGCGGTCGGTCGGGCTCGCTGTCGGCGTCTACGACTTCGATGCCGACTACACGGTCGCGGAGGCGAAGGTGTTCGCTTCCGCCGCGCGTGCCGTCGCCATCACGCCGACGGCACGTAACACCTTCCTGCTCATTCTCGACGTCGAGTGGGGCTCGTTCAACTACACCGGCCTCAAGGCGCAGATCCACTACCTCGTGGGGCTCGGCTACCGGGTCGGCATCTACACGGGGGAGTGGTACTGGACGCCGCACGCTGGCGACATCTGGCCGACGAACACCTACGGCTGGCTCTCTGGCTACCCGGTCGCAGTGACGATCACCGGCATGCCGACGAACCTCTATGTCATGCACCAATACACCAGCTCGCCGCTCGACCAGTCGGTGTACTTCGGGTCCCTGGCGCAGTTCGAGGCGTTCGTGAACAACGCCCCCGTCCCGGTCAAGACGACCACCGCGACGACGGCGACCAAGACCTCGACCACGCCGACGAAGAGGCGCAACCCCAAGGTCAAGCCGAAGCCCACAATGCGCCTGGCCATCGTCGTTGGACGCTACCCGCACAAATCTGAGGTGCGCGTCCGGGCGGGATACGACCGCCGGGGACTCGGCGACGGCTGGTGGGAATACGTACCGAACCGGAGCGCCGCCAAGGGGGCAACTCTCGTTGGCCGGTACGGGCGCAAATCGCAAGTGCCGGTCCGACGCGGTTCCACGCGCCGGGGACTCGGCGATGGCTGGTGGGAATACGTCAAGACCAAGGAGACGACGAAGTGAGCGCCACCCAGGAACATCCCCATTTCGCGCGGATGAGGTACGAGGCCGAGCATCAGGGCCACTTCTTCGCCACGCAGCAGCACGCCGACCTCATCAAGCTCGTGCGCGCCGTCAACGCACCCAGGCGCGTGCTCACGGCCGAGGAGCATCAGGTCCACCAGCCGAAGCTCGACCTGCGCAGCTACCTCGTTGGCGACAACGAGGCGCCCGCCTCCATCTCGCGCGTGCTGCCACCGTTCGGGGACGCGTGGCTGAACGACACGCTCGGCGACTGCGGGGAGGCGATGGCTCTCAACGGCATCCAGACCTTCCACTCGGCCGCTGGTACGGCGATTCCGCCCTTCGCCAACGCGGACGCCGAAACCCTCTATGAGCAGGTCGGGGGTTACGACCCGACCGCCCCGCTCGTGGACGGGCAGAACCCCACCGACCAGGGCACCGACAACAACGTGCTCGTGGCGAAGTGGAAGAACCCAGGCGTGTCGTGCAAGGCCGACGGCAGCCGCCACCAGATCGCCGCCTCGCTGTTCATCGACCCAGCCGACACCAACCTGACCAAGCTGGCCATCTGGGAGTTCGTCGTCAACTTCCGTGCCTACGCGTTGCCGATCACGGCCGAGACGCAGCAGGGCCAGTGGAGCGTCGAGGGCGACGGCCAGACCGGCGACTCAGCGCCCGGCTCATACGGCTACCACGACATCGCCCAGCAGGAATATGACGCGGCGGCCATACACATCAAGACGTGGGGCCTGCCGTGGCTGGTGGACTGGGACTTCGACACGACGTACGAGGTCCAGGGCTTCGTGGTCGTGACACGGGAGCAGCTCAGCCTGAAGGGCGTGAGCCCCGCGGGCGTTGACTGGACCGCGCTCAACGCGGACATCGCAAAGCTGCCCTCCAGCAATAGCAGCAACTAAAAACCGTCCTCGCAAGGACAAAGGAGTCAGGAGTCACATGGACGTCAAGTCTGAGGTCGCGACGGTGGAAGCAGCCGTCAAGCCGACCTTCACTCAAGTAGAGAAGTTCGTTGCGGCGTTCTCGCCGCTCATCGCCGTGCTCGTCGGCTATGTCGCCACGCTGGTCGCCAAGGACTTCCCTGGCGTCAGCATCAACCAGGACGAGCTGATCTGGGTGTTTATCGTGGCGTTCGCCGGAGTGGTGCTGCTCGTCATCCGCTGGCTGGAGGCGAAGCACAGGGCGATCTTGTCCGACATTCAGACCGCCGCGCTGGCGCCAGTGCATTTCGCGGAGGGAATACTCGGCGATGTCACGTCGCCATTGACCGAGGCCGCTGTGGTCTCGCTCATCAAGAAGGAGCTGGAGTCACATTCCAGCGAGATCGACGCGATCATCACCGACCTGGAGAAGCAGCTCCCTACCCAGGTCGTGCAGGTGCTTCAGAACCTGCTGAAGGACGTCAATCTCGGCGATCTGCTCAGCGGCAAGGTGAACCTCGGAGACCTCCTGGCTGCCAAGATTACCCCGGCACCGGTCGCCCCGGTTGCTGCACCCGTCACCCAGTCGTAAGGGGCATGGCGCCCGGTATTCGCACGGAGTGGCACTTGGCTGAGCTAGTGACAACCGGAGACCCGTTCGAGGGCACCGCCTACTCGGGCGTCGAGATTCGTCTCGACGGCTCGGTGGCGGAGCTGTCGATCAACCTCCAGCGCCTGCTCGACCAGGAGGAGGGCCTGTTCAAGTTCGGGCTCACGTGCGACCTGAAAGACGCTGGGCAGGACTGCCGCTCCTGCCCGATGGCCACGGTCAACCCAGACGAGCGTCGGTCGGCGCTGTGTCGTCTCGGGAAGGACCAGTGCGCCCTGTCGGAGCGCATCGAGACGGTGCACGCTCCGCTGCAAGAGATCGGTGAACACGTCGGCGTGTTCATGGAGATGGGCCAGCTCGACGGCGAGTACGCCGAGCTGCTGGAGGCGGTGGGGCTCTGATGGACCCCATAGAGCAGCCCACCGCCACGGCTCCGCGTCCCGGCGGCCTGCCGCCATCCCCGGCTGCCCAGCGAGATCTCGCGCTGGCGCGACTCTTCACCGCGCTGGCTTCGCTGGCCAGCAAGGTGGAGAAGCTCGTTGATCGAGAGCTAACGGATGCTGGTCGCTGAGCGCGATCAGATCGAGGCGCTCGACTCCGGCGCTCTGTTCTCACCCTGCCGCCGCTACAGGTACCTCCTGTGGCGGCGGTGGGACGAGAGCTTGCCGACGATGGCGCTCATCGGCCTCAACCCGTCAACTGCCGACGAGCAGAAGGACGACCCCACCATCCGGCGCTGCATCGGCTACGCCAGGGACTGGGGCTTCGGCGCGCTGCACATGCTGAACATCTTCGCATGGCGCTCGACAATGCCGAGCGTGCTGAGACAGCAGGGAGGCGCAGCGGTGGGGCCGCGCAACAACGAGTACATCGCCGAGGTCGTGGGCAACGCCCACACCACGGTCTGCGCCCGGGGGACGCACGGAGCGCTTCGTGGGCGCAGCGTGGAAGTACGGAAGCTCCTCGCTTCCCTTGGGGTAGTGCCGGTGGTTCTGAAGCTGACGAAGGACGGCTACCCCAGCCATCCGCTGTACCTGCCTAAGAACCTGACGCCGGTCGCATGGCCGTACCCTCGTGGCCTCTGAGCGCCAGCCACGCCATCAGGTGACGACCCGCTATCTCCGCGTGCCAGCGGAAGACTGGGCGGCCGTGCGCCAGGGCATCAAGACCGAGTTCCGCACGCGACCCCGCGAGGGCGTGCTCACCAAATGTAACGTGCCAACTCCAGTCGTGGCGTACGCGACACGGCGGGTCGCCGGGGCGACGCCGACCGCGCTCATGGTGCTGGAAGAGCGCCGCTACGAGCCACTGTTCTATCTGGCCGATGATGCCGACGGATTGGCGCGCGAAGGCTTCCCGACCTATGACCACTTTCGTCGCTACTGGCGCAAGCGAACGGGTGACAGCTACAGGCCGACGGCGCGGGTGTACGTCTGGCGCGTCCGGCCGTGGCGTGCCGGTGATGGCCACGCCTTCGGCGCCTCGCTGCTCCACGAACTCTACGGGGAGCATCTATGACCGGCGTGCCGATCATCAGCAACCCGCAGAGCTTCTGGGAAGAGGCCCGATACCAGGCCGTCTGCGCCGTCTGTGAACGCGCTGGGCCATTCCACGCCCACCATGTGGTGTCCAAGAGCTGGCTGACGCAACGCGGGCTCCCTGAGTACGACACGCGCAACGCGCTTCGGCTTTGCTGCCACGACCCCAACAACTGTCACTTCAACTTCGAGTGGGGTGGCGTGGGCAAGGTCCAGGTGCTCGTCAGGCATCTCGTGCAGCTCAACCTCTGCTACGTGTTCGAGACGATGGGCGCGGGTCCCGGAATCGAGTTTCTGCGGCGCGAGTACCTGTACGAGGAGGGCACTGACGTGCGTTGGGAGCAGCACCTCACCAGCCGGTGCCCGTGGTGTCAGTCATGACCCAGATCGTGGACTACGCCGTCGAGCTGCCCGCTGGGGGCGTCCTGCACCTTCAGTCACCGGACGAGGTCGAGCTGTGGGAGACCTCACTCAAGCGGTACCGCGAGGAGTACCCGACGCTCATCAAGATGAACGATCTCATTACGCTGGGCAACCTGCTCCAGCAGCAGGTGGTGATCTTCAGGTGTCAGACCAACATCAACGGTATGGTGCCCGAGCTGGACGCGCAGAACGTGCCGACCGGCCGCTACCAGCGCCAGCAGATGACCGGCGCGGACCTGTCGGCCTATCAGCGAGCACTCACGGAGGCCGCCAAGGAGATGCGCAGCCTGGAGAAGTCGCTGGGCATTGACAAGGCGACGCGCGAGTCTGGGGGCGCTCACACCGTGGACAGCTACATCGCGACGCTCAAGCGCGCCGCTCATGCTCGCGGCATCCACATCGCAAAGCGCACACTGGCCTACGAAGCGTTCGTGAACGACCTGCGCTGGCGCGTGCGCATGCTCTACCACTCTGACGCCGAGGACCGCGCCTACCACAACATCACACCGCGCAGCGTGCTCGACTTCGTCAATGATGAGCTGGTGAAGCTGGAGGACGTGGACAAGACGTTTGCGCATGAGAAGGGTCGCCTGTTCGTGGGCCAGCTATGAGCCTCATCGCAGAGCTGTGCCGCGTCTTCAACGCCAGGCCGGAGGCGATCGGCTGCGCAATGCGCCACCGCCAGATCACCGTGGACGGCTACGTGATGCGTCCTGAGTACGACCGGCGCTGGTCGGAGCGACAGCTTCGCGGTCGCATGGCCGCGCTGAACTTCAACAAGGGCGGGACGAAACGGGAGGCGAGGCTTTATGGCTGAACACAAGTCGAATGGTAATGACGTTCTGGGCGCGCAGATCATGGTCACGCCGGAGCGCGTGTGTTGCGCCGCCCACCTAGAGCCGCTGCGCTGGAAGTGGCCGGATGGCTTCGCAACCTTCTCGCTGGCGATGCTGCAACCGGCGCTCGCCTCGGACGGCCTCCAGCGTGCGGTGCGAGCCCTCGTGAGGCGGCCCGGCGGCAAGTTGCCAGTGGAGATGGTCAATCAGGTCTTCGAGAAGCGCCCGATGTGCTTCTACCTGACGCGCGATGAGCTGCGAGACGCGCTCGTGGAGAGCGGTGTCACTCGCAAGCAGCGCTGCGACGTGTGCGGTCACATCGAGCGTGGGGCACCGTGTCGCGTCAAGATGGCGCCCGGTTCGGCTGCGGAGTTCGCAGAGCAGACACTGTGCGTCAACTGCTGGCTGGATGCCGGGGAGCTGGCCCACCGAGAGTGGGACGCCCGTGGCCGCGGGTGAGCTAGGAGTCATCGACGGCGCGCAGGAGATGCGCGCACTGGAAGGCTCGTGGCTATTCGATGAGGACGACTGGGCTCTGATCGCGCAGCTCCAGGACCCGATCTACATGGCCGAGCTGCTGTGGCAGGACCCGAAGAACAACGAGTACTCGGGCACCTATCACGTGCGCGATTACCAGTACCCGATGTTCCGGCCGACGACCAACTATGAGGGCTACCCGTGCGCCCGCGACGTCGGGAAGTCGGAGTCGATCAAGGCGAAGGCTGGCACGCACCCGTTCAAGCGAATGGGCGAGGACATGCTCATCACCGCGCCGGAGCTAATCCATCTTGAGGGCGTCACGCAGCAGGTCGAGCAGCGCCTCAGCGACACGCGGCTGACCAGCGACTTCCTGAAGAAGGAGAACGGCAAGACGGGCTTCACGCACAAGCCATTCCAGGTGGACTTCGCCGACGGCACGCGCATCGTCGGCCGCATACCAAAGCTCAACGGCACGGGCGTGAAAGGCCAGCACGTTCCCGACCTGCTCGTGGACGAGGGCCAGGACTACCCCGAGAACGGCTGGATTGAGGTCTTCCCGACCGTCATCAAGGACCACAAGGACGCCGACGGCAACTACGACTTCACGTTCCACTTCTACGGCGTGCACAGCGGCGCTGGCGGCGGCCAGTTCGCGCAGCTATCAACCTCCGGTGCGTACAAGGTGACAGCGATCACGGCGCTGATGAAGCCCGGTTGGAACAAGCAGGAGAAGGAGGCCGCCAAGGCGATGTACGGCGGCTCCAACACTCCCGACTACCGGCGCAACATTCTCGGAGAGCGTGGCGCCAAGCTGTCACAGTTCTTCAGCACCGCGCGACTCATGGCCTGCATGGACCAGGACAAAGAGTCGCACTACAACACCGCGATCTTCAAGGAACAGGAGTTCGAGGCCGAGCAGCTCGACACACTCATCGGGGCGGACGGCGACGTCGGCGACTTGCTCGACCTGCCGGAAGATCTCGGTCAGCAGGTCTTCTGCGGCATGGACGTCGGGCTCGTCACCGACCCGACTGTCATCACCGTGTGGGCGATCATGCGCCACGAAAGAAAGGCGCGGCTCGCGCTCGTCCGGATGATTCACCTCTGGCGGTTCACCGAGAAGCAGATCAGGCAGGTCACGTACCGCATCGGACGCCAGTACGGACTGACGCTACGCAGCTTCGGGCAAGACATCACCGGCCTCGGCCTGCCGCTCTACCAGTCGATGGAAGCCGACGAGCAATGCCCGAAGCATCTCCGCGAGGTGTCACGCGGCTACGTCTTCAACGCCAAGGTTCCCGTCTCGGTTGACCCCAACTATGTCAGCGAGCAGGGCCAACAGATGGTCGATCAGTACGGGCATATCGTGCAGGTGGTCCGTGACAAGTGGACAGGCCAGGAGCGGCTCGTGGCGTTCATGTCGATGATCGAGGCCAGCACACGCTACCTCCGCAGCTTCGTGGATGAGACCTTCCTGCTGCTGCCGTTCCACGACAAGCTCATCCGTGACTTCCAGGGCGAAACAGAGCAGCGCGTTCGGGCGATGGCCGGGGTGCGCAAGAAGCCCAACGCGTTCCACATGCTCGACTCCGCGCGCGTCATGGCGATGGCCTACAAAGCGGGGGAGATGGAGGAGCAGGTTTACGCGCGCAAGGCCGGTCCGGTGATGGACAAGGCCGTGGACTTCAACATGGACGCGGTGGCGCTCGGATGAGTAAGATTCGGCGTACGCAGTCGGCCGACAGGTCCCGGCGCCACGTTCCAACCTACACGCCGTCGCTGGCGAGCGGCCCGAAGCCCCGAGGTCATAGGCCGAGCATTGCGATTCGGATGGCACCGCTTGAGGGGCGGGTGCGGAAGGCGGAGGGGTTCGACTCCCCGCGTGGCGCCGGGGTCCGCCGTGGCTAAGACCTTCGAGGAACTCCAGGACGTGCTCCACCGAGCGCTGCCGATGCGGCCCCCGAAGTTCGAGCCGGGCACGTCCGGCCGCGAGAAGGTGTCGGCGATCGAGGACTACCTGCTGGAGTCCGCCTACATCCACGCCGAGCTGGAGGAGGCGCTGCATTGGCTCACGGCGCTCGTGGAGCACTTCAAGGAGCAGATCGACGCGATGCAGGGCTGGGAGGTTGGGCTGCCCAGCAAGCCGCGAGACAAGATCACCCGGCAGGACGTGCTTACGGCCAAACGGAAGCTGAACCCAACGCCGTTCGAGATCGGTGGCGATGCGCGCCGCACCCGCGACTCGGTGCTGCGCCAGATCGCTCGATTCGAGTACGACACGACTGTGATTTCGAGGGCATACTCGGTGATCTCCGGTGCCTGAGATACCCCTCCGCGCGAGGGATGGTTCGGTACGTGCGACGGTGACCGTCGATGACGCCGACTACGTCGAGCTGAGCAGGTACTCGTGGTGTCTGCGCGTCGGGACCACCGGCATCCGGTACGCCCAGCGCATGACGCCCCGCGACAGTGAAGGTCGGCAGACGACCGTCCTCATGCACCGTCAGGTCATGGGCTTCCCGGAGGCGAAGGTTGACCACATCAACGGCGACGGCCTAGACAACCGCCGCGAGAACCTGCGCGCAGCGTCCGACAGCCTCAACGGCTGGAACCGGCGGGGCGCCGACAGGGACAACGCCACGGGGTGCCGGGGAGTCACCAGGGCTCGGGGGCGGTTCCGCGCCCACGCGACGGTCAAGGGGCGCTATCACCACCTCGGTATCTACGACACGGCGGAGAAAGCGGCGCAGGTTGCGGCCGATTTCAGGGCCACGGTGCCCGATTTGGCGCTCTTATGACCCGATTTCAGGCAGCTAGTAGGCGTCCCGGCGTAGATTAGGCGCATGGCACTCTTCACGCTGACCGAGCGCATCAACCTGTTGAACTCCCACCGTGGAGGGTTCGACCAGTACCAGATCGCCGCCATTCTCGGCGTCGACCTCGCCGACGTCGAAGGCGTGCTGAGCGACGCCGACTTCACGCCGACGGCGCCGCCGACGCCGAGCCTCAACGTGAGCGGCATCCCGACGGCCGACCCGCACGTCGAGGGTGACGTCTGGTCCAACGACGGCGTGCTCACCGTAAGCGCGGGGTAACCCGTTGGAGCCGTCCTTTCCGGCGGTCGCGCAGCCGCCGATGCGAAGCGAGCACCCGGTGGCGGGCGCCTCGGTGGTTATTGACAATCGCACGGACCTGCCGGACTCGCAGATTCGCGAGGTCGTGCGCGATCAGTGGACGGAGATCGCGGGGCTCCAGATGGGGCACCCGAACAACTTCCAGCTCTACGCAAATAACCAGGGCTCGATGCTGGCGCGCACACCGTTCCGCACGCCGTCGAGCGTCATAGATGAGATCAGGCTGGCGCGCAGCGTCGCCGACACCGATGATGACATCGGCGCGATCATCGGACAGATGAACGCCATCGCGTTCGGCGACGGACTTGTCAACCAGCATCGTGACGAGAAGACGCTGGAGTTCTTCAACCAGATCACGAAGCCGACCGGCATGGACCTCCCGAGTGTCATGGAGGAGATGTATCGCGAGCTGCTGATCTCCTCCTCGGTCACAACGCTCACGGTCTTCAGTCGGAAGCGCATGCAGTACTGGCCACTGAAGAGTGACACCCCGATACAGGCACAGCTCCAGGTCCCGAACGTCGCCGTGCTCCCGGCCGAGAACCTTCGCGTCATCACCAACGACATCATGCACTCCGGGCAGCTCGCCTACTTCGTTGAGGACCCGAGCCTGCGGAACTGGCTGAACGAGTACCTGGACGAGAACACCAAGGCGTCACGCAAGGCGTACATGGCGATGCAGGAGCCTGTGGTGGCCGCGCTGTTCACCGGCAAGTATCGCGTGCCGATGAACGACGGTGACATCACCTCGCGCGGGCAGACGCTCTACACACTGAACCAGGCGATGGTGAAGCGCACCACGATGCCGAAGGGTACGCAGCCGTACCCGCGCCCTCTGTTGACACGCAACTTCGCGCTCCTCGAAGCCAAGCGCCTGCTCAACATCATGGACTATGCGCTGCTTCAAGGTGGCACCAACTACATCGTTGTGGCCAAGAAGGGCTCGGACAATCTCCCGGCGCAGCAGGCCGAGGTTGACAATCTGGTCGAGCAGGTGCGTCACGCGTCACGTTCAGGCGTGCTCGTCGGCGACCACCGAGTGGACATCGAGATCATCACGCCGACACTCACCGAGCTGCTGAACCCGAACAAGCGCAAGCTCATCGGACGCAAGCTGAAGATGGGCCTCATGCGCCAGTCCGAAGAGGTCCCCGGTGACACGGGGCCACAGGGCTCGATCAACGAGATGGAGCTGACCTCGCGCGTCATCGCCAGCGACCGCCGCAAACTGATCTCACACGCCCAGGCGACCTTCTTCGATGACACCGCGACGCGCAATCGCAGCGTGTTCCCGATGGGCGCGCCGCACATCTGGGCACCGAAGATCATTCTGACCAACGTCCAGCAGTTCTGGCAGATGGTCCTCAACGCCCGCGACCGCGGCGACATTCCCCGCCGCTGGGTGGTCGAGTCTCTCGGCTACAACTTCGACGCTGCCGTTGCCGAGCGCCAGCGTGAGATCGCCAATGGGGTCGATGAGATTCTCACCCCCGCGGCTGTGCCGTTCTCCAATCCCGGCGAGCCACAGGACAACGGTCCCGGACGGCCGCCCGGCACGAGCCCGAACAACGGCAGCAGCAGAGACCTGCCAGGTCAGGGCCGTGATGCTGCCGCGCCGACTCGTGTCATCCATCGCAACGCGGGGGAGACCGTGACGGCGTTCGTGGAGAACAACGAGGTCCACTACGTCGGCGAGCTGACCCGCAGGGTGCTGGAGCAGTATGGCGAGACGGCCGACTACAACGGCTACGTCGTGCAGGCCGAACGAGACGCGATCGACTGGAACCAGACCGTCCGCTCCGGCAGCTCCGTCATCGTGCCGGTCAACCCCAACCAGCGCTGCCAGGAGTTCGCCAGCGTGAAGCTGGAGGAGGGGTTGCGCATGATCGTCGGACGCCGACTCGGCGACGGCGCGATGGTTGCCCGAGCGCTGCGCTTCCAGGAGCCGCGCTTCGATCTCAAGCGCGCCAGCGAGTACGCCATCCGCTGGGGCTTCATGGTCGCGCCGATGGTCGAGACCGCCGCGTCGAGCGCGCCGACCTGCACCAACTGCGGACTGCGACTGGACGACTACCCGACTAACCCGGTGTGTCCGTCCTGCGGCGCCGACAACACGCAGGGCGGCCCGGCCGTCGGCGAGTCATCAACCGGCGGCGTCGGGCCGTCATTGGACGACACGGCGGCCACCGACGACCTCGACCAGCGCGTCAGGACGCTTGCTGCGGAGGTCCAGCGACTGACCGTGCTACTCACCGGCAGCAGCCACGCGCCGAGCGAGTGGATCAGCGACGCGAAGTGGCCGTACGAGAAGCGCGAGCTGGCGGTCCGTGCCGGTGACGCGCTGCCGGGCGGCCGCTTCCCGATCATCGACCAGGAGGACGCCGACTTCGCTGCCGGTCACGCCGACCAGAGCACCATCCCGCGCGAGCAGGTCGTCTCCCACGTCATCGCAATGGTCAAGCGGCACGGACTGGAGATGCCGAAGGTCCTGGACGATGACATCAACCCACCAGACCGACAGTGAGGTAGTCACGTGAAGCCAACACACAGCAGGCGCCGCACGGACGCCGACATCCAGAGCGAGCTAGCCTCCGTCTTGGAGCGCGACGGCAAGGAGCTGGCGCGGCTTGAGGAGGAGTACGCGGCGCGCTGGCCGCAGGCGAAACGCCTCCAGGCCGTGAAGGAGGGCAACGCGATGCCCGGCGGCCACTTCCCGATCGAGACGCAGGAAGACCTGAACAGCGCCGCGCGGCTCGTGGGTCGCACGAAGCTCTCGCGCTCGGCGGTGATGACGCACATCAAGAAGATGGCCAAGAAGCACAGCCTCTCGCTGCCCGCCTCGTGGGGCGGCGGCGCCCCAGCTACGGCCTGACGCTAGTCCCGGCGTAGATTAGTGTCGATGACCGCAACGCTGCTGGGCAGGCCGCATACATTCGAGCGCGGCGACAGGGTGTATCTCACCACGCCGATTCGGATTGTTACGCCCTCGCAGCAGGAGGTCGAGGAGTTCGCGTTCGCGTCCGCGGTCAAGACGAAGGCGCCCAACGAGAACATCGGCTGGCTTGAGGGCCGCTACGTCGAGGCTGGCAATGCCAACCTCAATGGCGCGATGTGGCTCTCGAACGAGCTGGCCGTGAAGGCGCTTACGCCGATGCTCATGCCGATCACCGTGATGCACGACCCGCGCACTGCCGTTGGCACAATCGCCGACTGCAAGCTGCAAAGCGAGACGACGTCGCGCATTGACACGGTGCTGGCGGTCTGGCGGCATCGCTTCCCCGAGGTGTGGGAGGAGGCGGAAGCGAATGTCGCGGCGGGCACGATGATGCAGTCGATGGAGTGCTACGCGCCGTGGTACACGTGCGCCGACTGCAACCAGCAGTACATCAAGCTGCCGAACGGCGCCGAGCGCGCCTCGTGGTGTGACCACCTACGGGGCAACGGCAGTTCACCCGGACGGCGTATATTAGGCGACGTCTGCTTCACCGGAACTGGATTGATCTTCGGAACTCGGGGAGGGGTCGGCGCCTACACAGAGGCGTATCTCGACCACTTCCATGATGAGGTCGCGGAGTACCACGAACGGTCACACGCTGAGAGCACGTACACGCCGAACCACAGGAGCACAAGTCAAATGGGTCTTGTCCAGATTGAAGAGTCGGAGCTGGCAACCCTCCGCCGCGAGCGTGACGAGGCTCGTGTGGAGGCCGACACTCTGAAGAACAGCAACCGCGACCTGACGACCAAGGCCGAGCAGGCCGAGGCCGCACAGAAGGTCGCGGAGACGGCCGCCGAGGCCGCACAGAAGGCGCAGAAGGACTCCGAGGAGAAGGCGCAGGCCGCCACCCTCAAGAGCACGCGCCTGGGCGCACTCGGCGACGGCTTCATGGCCAAGCTGGGCGAGACCTCCAAGACGGTTCTCGGCGAGCTGGCGGGCACCGCTTCCGATGAGGCGTGGGAGCAGGCGGTCGCCGAGCGCGAGGAGCTGGTCAAGGCCAAGCGCGACGCCAAGGCCGACGGCACGCCCGCGCCGAAGGACGAGGGCGCAAGCACCACGGCGAACGGCTTCCAGGACGAGGAGGTCGCGAGCTTCATGGGCCGCGTCACCGCGCCGGAGGCCAGCGCCACCAACAACGACGTCAATGGCTCGACGGCCGTGCGGTCACTCGCTCGCTCGTTCGCCAAGCCGAAGAAGACCGCCGCCTAACAGGCGCCAGGTCAAGGACCACGAGAGCCCGAGAGGAGCCCTGAAAGCACATGCCCGAGGCATTGACTCAAGTTGGCGCGTACCCGCTTCTGGGTGTTGGCCAGCTCCCCAACGTTTCCGTCGCCTCCCCTGGCGAGGTCTGGTCGCGGAAGCGCGCAAACGGGGTCATCGTCCCCGGCTCGTGCGTGCGTCCCGTCGAGGTCAACGGTGTCGATATGGTGCAGCCGGTCACGGCCGATGACACCGTCGTCGCCACCGGCAGCGGCATCCGCATCGAGCAGCTCTCCGTTGCCATGCGTCAAATCATGGTGCCGGACATCAACCCCGGCTCGCAGTACAACCCGCAGCTCGGCCCGAACGAGATCGTCAACCTGGCGATTGCGGACAACGACTATGTCCGCGAGTACAAGACGGGTGTCCTGCACCTGACGCTGGTGAAGCCGGACGCGGACTACGCGGTCGGCGACATCGTCGGCTGGGACCCCGGCGCCGCCCGCCCCACCGGCAAGGCGACGGGCACCGGGGCCTGGGCGCGGATGGCCGACGACGAGAGCGTCGTCGCCAACACCGGCATCTTCGAGGTCCACACCAAGCCGCGTTACTACGGCTCAAACAACGAGTGCGTCCTGACTGTCCGCTTCCTGCGGAGCAACCAGTAGCGGCCACCACCACCGAGACGACGAGAGCCCGAGAGGAGCTACAGACGAAATGGATGCCCTGGTAGAGCGCGCTCTTGCAGAGGTTGCGGCGGCCACAGACGAGGACCGCCGTGCCCTGCTGATGAGCGAGTCCAACGGGGCGCTGGGAGCTTACTTCCGGCGCCACCCGCAGGAGATGGAAGAGGTCGCGTTCGCGCTGTTCGATCAAGCGTGGGCCGACATGATGCAGGAGGACATTCTTCCGCGCATCATCGACGTCAAGACCGTCGGGCTCGGCGAGGTTGACTGGGTGGATGAGGACCTGCGCGGCATGCACGCGTACTTCCAGGGCAAGGGCGGCCAGATTCTGTCCGACCTGCTCCGCTACCAGCGCACCCAGATGCCGCGCGAGGAGATGGCCATCGCCATCGACCTTCACCGTGACGAGATCGAACTGGACTTCTGGGGCACGTTCCAGAAGCTTCAGGACCAGGCCAACGAGAAGGTTCGTCAGCTCCCGGTCCGCCAGCTCATCACCCTGCTCCAGCAGGGCATCACGGCTGGTACGACGTTCGCCGAGGTCCCCGCCTCCACGTTGACCGCAAACAACGTGGACCCCGTGATCGACTTCGTGTCACAGCGCTCGAAGGGCAACGTCACGCTGATCGGCGCGCGCAACGCCGTCCGCGTCCTGTCCAACATCGGTGTGCAGTTCGGCATGAACGTCGCCGAGCGCATCTTCAACGCCGGACAGGTCGGCGTCTACAAGGGCTACCCGGTGGTCGAGGTCGAGAACTTCGAGGACTTCGGCGGCAATCTCGTCGTCCCGGTCAACGAGATCTGGGTCGTCGGCCAGAACGCGGGCCGTCTGACCTACTTCGGCGCGGACCCGAAGGTGCAGCAGCTCCCCCGTTCGGGCTTCTACGTCCGCTGGGAGAGCGCACGCGACGCGGGCATGCTGCTCTACGGCGTCGGCCGCGGGCGCATCGGGCGCATCGTCTTCTCCTAAGACCTGACGACAGACCGACCGTAGAACCAGAGAGGACTGACACCTAATGAGCAGCGGAACTCCGCAGAACGTATGGGGCGTCAGCGCCGTCATCTCCATCGAGACGACAGACGCGAGCGACGCCGCCACCGCCCTGACCACGGCCATCTCGGACATCAAGTCCGGGCTGACTTCGCTCGCAAACGGCACGGAGTTCTCGGTCCCCGAGATCGACGGCTCGCCGCAGTTCGATGAGGCGGACGGCGCCAACGGCTCGTTCTCCCTCAGCGAATGCCAGCTCATCGTGGCCGCGGTCACCGAGGCGACCGCGCAGAGCGCGGCTGAGTCGGCACAGACCGCCATCAACACCGCCATCGAGTCGATCACGCCGACGGTCACCGTCACGCTGGAGCAGGAGACCGACGGGGCGCAGGGCGGCTTCGTCTTCGACCTCCTCCAGTAGCTCACAAGACGCACAGCACACAACTTCCCCCCGGCAGCGTTCCGTCACTTCTCTGCCGGGGGGAAGTCCCTTGGTGAACACACCGCGAGAGGAGTAACGGAGATGGACACAGCAGCAACACTGGCTATCGACAAGCTCGAATACCAGAACAACACGTCCGGCTGGATTGGCGTGGTCATTCTCGACCACGACGGCAAGCCGACCGGCGTCAATGTCGAGCCCGGTGGGACCATCTGGCTGTCCGAGCAGGAGGCCATTCTCACCGCCCGAGCGCCGCGACGCGCCGAGGACAACCCCTTTGAGGAGCGCGAGTACATCGTCATGAACGATGGTCGTCGCGAGCCGATGAAGATGCGTCCGCTTACGCTCGTGAGCGGCGACGCGCAGTCGGTCAAGCCCAACGACCGCTTCGTGCCCGGAGTCACGCAGGACGCCGAGGCGCGCGCTGAGATCGAGCGCGCGGCGCACGACGGCTCACCGACCGCCATCCGCACCGACGCGCAAGTCCGCGCCGAAGCCGCCGTCACCGGCTCGACGCCCCAGCAGGGCGTGCCAGTACCACCCGCGCCGGTCATCCAGCCGGGCGCCCCCGAGGCCAGCGACGGCGAGACGGAGTACGAGGAGGGTCGCGAGAGCTGGACCGAGCCCGAGGCGCCCGGCCAGGTGCTCCAGGGAAGCCTCCAGGGCGACGACGGCGTCGAACCGGACCTGAGTGACCCGACCGAGTCAAAGCCCGGCGACGTCGTTCATCAGCAGCCCGCCGCAGTTGCGCAGACCGTGGGCGCGCAAGGCGCTCCCGAGGAGGAGCATGCGCAGCAGGTGGACCAGGGCATCGGCGAGGAGACCGGGGCCGCACGGCCCCCGGTCGGCGACCAGCCGGAGGGCGAGTACGCCATCCATGAAGAGGTCGGCACGCCGCTGAACGAGGACGACACCGAGGGCCTTATCGGCTGACGCTATGCCGCCGACGCTCAATGAGCGGGCCATCACTCTCTACAACCAGAGCGGCGGCTTCGACATTCAGCAGGTCGCCGCGATTCTGGGCGTCGATGCTGCCGACGTCGCGGAGGCGATCTACAACCCCGGCTATGAGATACCCGACCCCAACACTGGCGACAACGGTGGAGGGTCGGGTGCCGAGGTCCAGGTCTTCGAGTTCGAGGAGCCGTCGAGCGAGTGGGTCTGCCACCACAACCTCGGCAGGGACCCGCTCATCGCGGTGTATGACTTACAGGGCAACTTGCGTCCGTTCGTACCTGCGGAGCAGAGCGAGGACGACAACACCACAACGCTCACTCCGACTCCGCCCCTCGCGGGCAAGGTGGTAATCGCATGACTCTCGCCGTAGACAGCAATCTCGATTTCCAGAGCGTCAACACGGCGGTCAATCTGCCGACGCCGATCAGCTCCGGCGACGCTGCGAACAAGGCGTACGTGGATGCGGTGGCACAGGGCATCATCTACAAGGAGGCGGTTGCCGCCGTCTCCACGACGAACGTCTCGGTCGCGTCGCCCGGTGCCATCGGCTCAGCCTCGACGGGGGACCGCGTACTGCTCGCGGGGCAGACGACTGAAAGCGAGAACGGTCTCTGGACTTGGAACGGCGCGACGTCGGCGCTAACCAGGACGCCGGACTTCGACACTGGGTCTACCCAGGAGCCGGGAACCTCGGTGTTCGATGAGGGCACTGACACGTCCTGGACACTCATCAATACCGGCAATGTGACAGTGGACACGACCGATCAGTCGTGGACGCAGACGACAAGCGCCGGGTCGCTGACCTTCGATGCGCCGCTGACACAGAGCGGAAGCACCGTGAGCCTCAACGGCGGCGACCCGCTCGATGTCACCGACGGCGGCACGGGCGCCTCGACGCCCGCTGGCGCGCGCTCGAACCTCAACGCCACCGGGAAGTATGCGACGACGGTTGGTGACGCTTCCGCCACCTCGTTCACCATTACCCACAACCTCGGCACTACGGACATCCAGGTATCCGTGTACGACATGGCGACGGGTGCTCAGGAGCTGGTTGGCGTCACGGTCGATACCGTGAACACCTGCACGGTTGGTGCATTCGGAAGCGCTCCGGCCGCCGCCACTGGCACGATCGGCTCGGGCACGGGTAAGCGGGTCGTTGTCATCGGATGAGCCTGCCGGTTGACACCCCGCTCGATCTCGGTCAGCTCGGGAGCAGCCCCTCAGCCCCGGCTTCGGGTCGCCTGCGCATATGGGCGGACTCGGATGGCTCCGTGTATGTCACGGACAGCTCGGGCACCACTACGCTCGTCGGCCCCGGCCTGACTGCGGCCGACGTCACTAACGCCGCCGACACCAGCTCGGACGACGTGCAGGAGTTCACGGGGTTCGTGGAGACGCCTGTGCTGATCTCCTCTGGATACGCGGGCGCGACCTATGGACTCGACGGCACCAACCGCTTCCTGGGGGCCACGAGTAGTGGGCCGCCGAGTGGCTACCCCATCTCGGGATGGCTGGAGGGCGACTGGTGCCTCGACCTGACGGGCGCGATATGGATGTGCACGACCGCCGGGAAGCCTGGCACCTGGACGAACCTCACTAGCGCGGCGAACATTGGACTGGGCTCGGCCGCGATGATTCAGTCCTCCACAACGCAAGCGGTGACGGCAGCCACCTTCACGCCGATCACGATGCCTTCGACCGTGTGGGACTACTCGTCCGGCGACGCGATGACCGCCACCGCCAGCCGGTTGACAGCCCCGGTGGCGGGTCTCTATCTCGCGACGGGCTGGATTGAGTACCAGGAGGCCACTGAGGTCGCCCTTGAGGCGAACATACGCTGGAACGGAGCCACCTACGACCAGCCAGAAGAGGAGCCCGGAGTCTCGACAAGTCAAACGACCGGGCAGGCCACGGCCATGATGAAGCTAGCAGCCGGAGGGTATGCCGAGCTGGTGGGGTGGTCATCGGCGGCCGTAACCGTCCACTACGGGGCACTGCAAATGGCAAGAATCGGATGAGGCGGCTGTAGATGATCGCGGCGACTATCGGCACGCAGTTCACGGCCTACACCGAAGAGGGTGTGACAGGGCTGGTCGGAACCATCGGAGTCACGCTCCAGGACGACCAGGGTAACGTCATCCAGGAGCGCACGACCGAGAACATCGCGGAGGTGGCGACCGGGTCCGGCATCTACCAGTACACCGGCACTGCGCCGCTCAAGCCGGGGCCATATGTGGTGACGTGGGACACGGGTGGCGACCCGCCACAAACCTTCAACGAGATGATGCTCGCCACGCCAGCCGTCACCCACGGAGGCGAGATCGAGACCGTCGCCGACCTTACGGACCTCTTGGTGCTGGTGCCGTGGGCCAAACGCGCGTGCGAGGGGCCATACGGACCGCCCCCTGGACAGTCCACGCTGACCAATGATCTGCTGTATCCGATGGTCGCCGACGCCTGCTCCGAGATCATCTTGTACTCGGGGTCGCTGTTTGGCCACCAGCTTCATGTCAAGAGTCGTGACCCCACCGCGGGATTCCCGACGGGCTGGCGAACCGACAAGGTTCTCAACCAGTGGGAGGGCGCGGTCGTCATCTGTCAGGTTGCACTCGACTATCTGCGCTTCCTGTACCGCGACCTCAAGACCACCCTGTCCATCAAGAATGAGGGCACCGAGTATTCCTACTCGATGTCACCGACCATCGTGGCGGCGTGGATCAAGCAGCTTCAGTCCGACCGCGACAAGGCCATCGACGGGCTCCGCGCGCACAACGTCGTGCTCGATCAGTACGCCTCCAACATCCGGGTGCGCGACCCGGCAACTGTGGCGATCTTGGAGTGGTGGGACACCAACGAGTTTGACGGTGTCGGCTCGCTCGGAATGCCGGGCGGCCAGGAAGCGGCCGTCATTCCGTGGACCCCCGGCTGGTCTGGCCCAGGCTTCACGCCATGAGCTTCACGATCGGCACCGGAGACGTCGCGGACTTCGTAGCGGCACAGGACTCGCTCCGCGCGCAACTCGGCGCCGAGGTTACGTTCGGCGTCCCAACCGACCCGCAGTGGCCCGAGGGCACGGCCATCAACGCCGACACCGGCGTGCCGTTCGACGCAACGGTAGTTCAGTCGAACGCCGAGTTCGACTACACGACGATCACCTGCCTGGTCATCGAAAAGCAGGGGTCGCCGCTACGACCACAGGCGGATACCTACTTCAACCAGTCGGGCTTTCGCTCTGGCATGGACATCATCTTGGACGTGGCCACTGCCGACTACGAGGCCACCGTGGCCAACGCGACGACGTTCACGGTCGATGGAGACGACTTCTCGGTCGAGGAAGCCAAGCCCTTCTCGATCGGCACGACCATCTATCGGTACATCGTCTACGGAGCCGCCAAGTGAGCACGAACACGCCCAACCTCCTGCGCGCCGAGTTGGTCGAAGCATCCGTGCGCCGCTGCCTCATCTCACTGCTGCCGAACTACGGCATGGTCATGCAGCAGGAGGGCTTCAGCGGCCCGGCGCCCAACGTCGTCTTCCGGGAAGCGTTCCCAACACCCGACGAGCGCGAAAGCGAGCTGACAGTAACCACCGTGTCCTTCGGCTTCAGTGTCGATGACGGCGGCGTCCCCGCCGAGCTGGGCACGACGCTGACGAAGTATGTCCACACGATCACGGCCTGGGTGTTCGCGCTTGAGCCGCGCTTCGGGCGCAAGGTCGCCTGGGCGATGCAGGCGGCGTCACGTATCGGCCCCGGTCCCTATGGGCTGCCGGACACCATCCCGTTACTGGACTTCAACGCGGACCCAGACGACCCGCCGCAGATCGACATTCTTTGCACGCTCGGCTCCCAGGTAGCGCACCAGGGCAACAACAGCATCCGACCGTGGGACAAGTACGTGTGGACGACGACGATCAACGTCCGCGACATCGCCGAGGTGGACGCTTCGTGAGCTTCACCGTCCCAGGCGGGAGAAGCGACTTCCACGAGTTCGCCTTCGTGTGCTACGGCAAGGACATCCCCGACGTCATACGCAACGCCGTGGACATCCAGGCGGTGGCCGAGAAGGTCGGCTACGCCACCTACGCCGACCGGCTCGGGCGCGCGCTGGACACGCTCACGCGCGACATGGAGCACCTCGGCGAGCAGATGGCCGTCCTCGGCACCCTCACGCTACGACAGATCGAGCGCGCCACCCGCGTCAGGCCGGAGGCTCACCGCTCCGGTCACAAGAGCCTCAACGACTCCCTCTATGCACGTCCGCTCGCGATACCCGGCGGCATTGGCATCGCCGACTTCGTCGTGCTCGATCGCGATGTCCGCTGGTGGCCCACCAACGAGTTCGGTTCCAACGCACGCGTCGGCGGCCGACTGTTCGGAACATTCACAGGCGGCTCGGGCGACTCGCCACCGGACCCCTCACAGTTTCGCCAGCACGCCATGTTCGAGTCCGGCGACGGCCCCGACGCAGGGCTTGGCATCATCACGAACCCGATACCGGCCAGGCACTTCATCGAGGAGTCCGTCAAGGTCATCGACAAGGAGTGGCGAGCCAAGTACGACGCGGTCGTCGGCGCGTTCAACTCACAGCTAGACGACCTCCTCAAAGAGGTCGCGCGCCAGCTCAAGGCACAACGGGCCGGGGGCCTGCCGTGAGCAGTCTTGCGCGCCAACGGCAGTCGGGTGGAAAGCGCCGAGCGGCGTATATTAGCCCCAACCCCAAGGGCGATAGGGGGGTGGACCTGGCGGCCACCCTCCACAGGCGGCGGAAGAACGCGATGATCTCGCTGCTCAGCGAGTTCGAGACCGAAATCCAGCCCCTGATCGCCGGGAACGAACAGGCAATCGAGCATTTCAAGAGGAGCTGTCGAGAGAAACTGAACGCGGTCACGTTCGAGGCCATTGAGCTGATGCAGCTCGGGCCTGGCGAGGAGCTGAACGAACTGGCGGTCGATCTCACAGCACGTCTTCAGTCCGGCGATAACGGAGGCACCAAGTAAATGAGCGGCATTCCCGCAGGAGCAATCGTCCACGTCGGCGGCAAGACGGTCCTCAATCGTCTCCAGAACGTTGGGCTCCAGGACCCCAAGGTCCCCACCCAGATCGTCTACGAGACGGGCAACAACCTGGCCGTCGGCAAGATTCTGACCGAAGCCGACTTCCGCTTCCAGATGACGTCGTGGGATGTCTCCACCGACCTGATGGCGTTGCTGACCGGCGAGTCAGCGACAGCCCTTGGCGACCAGATCAGCGGCGCCGACGACGCGGGCACCGTCTACAAGTGGGAGGACGTCGGCGCCTTCAACCTGACGTCGCCGTGGAAGTCGAACACCGGCAGCCAGGGCGGCAACATCGAGGCGGGTGTCATCATCCCGAACCTCTACCCGACGGCACTGTCTTATCGCCTCGGCGTCACCGATAACGCCGAGATGCAGGTCACGCTCGCGTCGGGCTCGTACTTCATGGCGGAGAAGATGCCGCTGGAGGAGTACGCGACGGGCGACGGCACCACGGCCGCGTTCCAGACCGCCAACACGGCTGGCACCTACCGCATCGGCGGCGCGGGCTCGACCAACTACATGCACGTCTTCGGCGTCATGGTGGATGGCGTCCAGCAGATTCCGGGCATCGACTACACCGAGTCGGGCGGCGCGAATGCCGACGTGACAGACACGAAGGTGACGATCACCTTCGCCGTGATTCCCGGCGACGGCGCGATCGTCAAGTACTGCTACTTCAGCGATACCGCCGCCGCCATCCCGCAGGACGACAACCTGCCCGCCTCGGCAACACTCCCGGCCGCCGTCCGTGGTCGCGACATCACCCTGCTGGTGGGCGACCCCCACGGCACGGGCGACGACGCGCCGCTGTCACTGTACGGCGTTCAGACGTTCGAGCTTCAAGCGAGCGTCTCGGGTTCCCTGCTGCGCCAGATGGGGACGCAGGACCCGATCGGCTTCGCCAACACCGGCATCGACACCACGGGCACCGTCACGATCGAGCCCGCCTCGATCGAGAAGCTGTTCCAGTTCATGTCGGCCTCGATGGGGATTGCCGAGTCGGAGGTGTACGGGTACATCAACCAGTTCACCTTCCCGCTCACTGCGGTCATCCACGAGCCGGGCGGCTCCGACATCATCAAGTCGATCTTCGTGCCCGACGCCTTCTTCCAGGCGCCCGGCGAGAACGCCCGCGTTCAGACGGTGACCCAGTACCCGATCAGCTTCGAGTCAATGACGGGCACCTTCCACGAGGTCAAGGGCGACCTGCCGACCGTCGGGGAGTAGTCGTGAGCGGTCAGGTCATCACACAGGCGGCGGCGGCCGTCGCTGCGCCACAGGCATCCGTATCGCTCCCGGAGGCCACCAGCACCCTCGTGCTCGCAGCCAACCCGGAGCGCGCCGAGGCCATCATCAGCGTTCCGGCGGGAGACACGATCTTCCTCGGGCTCGGCGAGGATGCTGTCGCGACCACCGGCATCGCAGTGGTCGGCGGCGGCGAGCCGTTCAGGACCACGAACTGGAAGGGCGACATCAACGCGATCTCGGCCACCGCGATCGACGTCGCCGTCACCGAGCTGGTCTACAACGCGGGCGACCCGGACAGCAACAACGAGCTGGACGAGGGTGCCAGCACGTTCGTCCCGGAGGGTCCGTCAGATGGCCACCCGTCCACGGACGTTCCGACGTTCAACGTCTTCGGGCAATAGCGCCCAGCGGTAGTTCGGCAGTACGACCGGGGCGCGAGTCCCACGAGAGGAGTTCACATGGAAGGTTCGGTCGCCACCAAGGAAGCGCCGCCGGAGCCCGCAGCATCGTTCGACGGCAACGCTGAGGCTACGCGCACCACCGAGGAGCTGTTCCAGTGGTCAACCTACGTGCACGTCGGCACGGGTGCGGCTGGGTGCAAGCATGGCGAGGACGGCGGCTGCGTTGACCCCCGCCACTTCCACTGCTGGCTGACGATGCCCAACGTCTTCCAGCAGCGCGATATCCAAGACAAGGCGCAGGCAGCCAAGGCGCGAAAGCGGCGCACGCTACACGACGAAGAGTCCGACGCGCGCATCGTCCTGGAGGAGCAGATCGAGGCATGGGGGTCCACCGAGGAGTCGATGCGGCTGTTGATCGACCGGCTCGCGGACCAGCGCGTGCGACCGGAGTGGATTGAGATTCGCCACCGGCTCGTGGACACTGATCGCTTCGAGCACATCGACGCCGATATCGAGGAGTTGACGCGGCTGATCGCGGTCCCGGAGGACGAGCGGGACGCCGACGAGTTCGCGCGGCTGGACGAGCACGTCAAGGCATTCCGCGACGAGTACGAGGGGGCCATCGCCACACAGGTCGGCTCCGAAGTCGCGCGTCTCACCGCGATGCCGAAGGCGGAGGTCCTCGACCTGGAGCGCGCCAACGTGATCGACTACACGTGCGGCGAGTCGTTCCTCAACACGATGTATACGTGGACCTACTACGCCTGCGCCCGCAAGCCCGTCGAAAATGGGTACCCAGAGGAGCGAGCGTTCCCAAGACCCGAGAGCCTCAAGGCGGCACCGCCCGAGGTCGTCGTGGCCCTCCGTGACGCCTACCGGGAGCTGGAGATGCGGATGTCGAGAGGTGATGCGGCGGGAAACTAATAGTGGACGACGCGTGGCTGGCGCTCGTGCGAATCGCACGCGACGCCGGAGATGTGTCGTCCCTGCTTCCACCCGGTGTCAAGTCGCTGTACGACGCACCCCACATGTTCGTGGTGGCCGTCAAACAAGCCCTCCAGTTCATCAGCTTCGAGGAGCTACCGACCGAGGAGCGGCCCCCGAAGTGGATATGGCTGGACAACGAGCGCATGACACGATGGTGGGATGAAGTGAAGCTCAACCGCCAAAACAAGAACAACGGCCTTGGTGACTTCTCACAGATGGAGCGCAATCAGTTCATGGATGTAGCGTTCAAGGGGGTCAAGTTCCGTGGCTGAGGAGCGCAACTTCGGCTCTGACGTCCAGGGTGCGCAGGAGACTCTCGCCAAGCTTCAGCAGCTTCAGCAGGAGATCGCTGGACTGGAGCAGCGCGAACGCCAGCTCGGCACGGCCGAGGTGGGCACATCCACCGCGATCAACGAGAACTCGACGGCGCTTCAGCGCGCGATCGAGCAGACACGTTCGCTGAACGCTGCTACCGGCGAACTGACGGCGTCGCTTAGGGCTGAGACCGACTCTCTCATCAGCAACGTCAGCGCCTGGACCGCGAGGACCAATGCGATGCGCGCCGCCGGTACGGCCAGCGGCGTCACACAGGGCGCCACCGTCGCCGACACCGAGGCGGCGACGGTCATCGCCCAACAGCGCGCGCGAGTCTCCCGTGCCCCCCGCACGGTCGCCGCCTACGATCAGCTCGCCTTCGACACCTCGGTCGCCACTGAGTCGGCGAGGGGTCAGCTCTCCCTTCTCGGCACCGCCAACCTAGCGCCCCGACGCCCGAGTGCCGCTCCGCGTGAGCCCGCCACGGAGACCGCCCTCGCACCCAATGTCGGCGCAATCTCCCAGGCCGACCAGGCACTCCGCCAACAGGCCGAGGCGGAGCAGATGGCCGCCGCCGAGGCGCAGCGCCTGATAGCGGTCCAGGACCAGATGTCCGTGCGCGCCGCGGAGCTGGCCGCCGAGCAGACGCGGGTCAACGTCGCCTACCAGGAGTCGGTCGCGGCCTATGCGGAGTCAAGCTCGGCGCTGTCACGTAATGGTGCGCTCACCACGGAGTTCATCCAGGCGTTCGCCCGCGGTGACGTGACACTCAAGGAGTTCGAGTCACAGATGGTCTCGACCATCGGCAAGTTCGGCGGCTGGGCCGTGGCGGGCGGCGCAGTGTACGGCGCCTACGACGCGATCAAGAAGCTCGGCGACGGCATGAAGGAGACCCAGGAGGGTGTTCAACAGGTCTCGCGCTTCATTCCAACCGCCGGTACTAGCCAGCGCGGGTACACCGAGCAGACCTTCCGCAACATCTCCAGCGAGCTGAACGTCCCCATCAGCGAAGTCACCTCGGCGATGGCGGTCATGGCCCGCACCTTCCACGACGTCTCTGACGCGGGGCAGGCAACCCGTGCCGTGCTGCTGGCCACGCGCCTTGACCAGATCGCCCCGACACAGTCCGAGCAGTACTTCACCGGCATCGCGCAGTCACTTGGCTTCGCCGGACCTGGTGGCGGCCCGCAGCTCCTCGGGGTCGTGAACAGTCTCAATGCTCTCCAGAACGTGTACGCGGCCCGAGTGAGTCAGACGCTGCCGGGCCTCGCCCGCGCTGCGCCAGCCGCCCGTGCGGCCGGACTACAGACGACTGGTGGGGCGATCGGCACACAGAACGGCACGCCGTTGCTCGAAGCGCTCGTCGGCCTCGGCGTCAGGTCGGGCATCAGCGGCCCGCAGGTCGGCACCGCTCTCGTGCGCGCGATGGGCGGCAGGTTCGAGTTCCAGGGCAACAGCCTCCAGAACCTTCACCAGCTTGGGCTCAACCCACAGCGCGGCCAGTTCGGCAACCTCATGAACGAGATCGTCGGCCGCCAGACCGGCCCGGCGAATCAGCGGTATTCGGAGAACCAGCTCCTCCAGATCGCGACCGATATCGGTGGCACGATGCTCGGCCCCCGCGTGCTGCTTCCGCTCCTCCAGCACGCGTCACTGCTGCCCGGCATGGTGCAGACGGCCGCGAACCCACAGCAGACCGCACAACAGGAGCTGTCACACGTTCTCGGCGGGGTCGGCGAGGAGTTCAGTCACATCGGCATCGTGCTGGAGAACATCGGCTCCGAGCTTGAGTCCGCCGGGCTCACGAGCGCGCTCCAGGTCGTACTGAAGGCCGTGGACGCCTTCGGCAATGCGCTCACGTTCGCGGCACGGCCCGTCGATCAAGTGGCAACAGCATTCGGCCAGCTCCCAGGCGTGCTCAAGGACGTCGTCGGCGCGGGCATTGGCTACGCCGGATTCCGTGCCGTGCAGCGCTCCGGTTTCGGCTTCTCGTCACAGCAGTTCCTCGGCAGACTGCCCGGCCTCTCGCTATTGGCGCCGGACGAGCAGGAGGTAGCCATCCGCTCGACGGCCGCGCGACTCCGGACATTCCAGCTCCCCGAGCTACAGCGAGACCGAGAGAGTGCGGCGGCGCGTTCCATGCGCGCCAACCAGGCAGCCCAGGGGGCGGCCACCGCCGCGGTAGGGGCGCAGAACGTCGCGCTGGCCAACCCGGAGGACGAGGCAGCCGCCCAGGCCGCCCTGGAGGCGCAGGACACCCTCGCCACGGCAACGGAGCGTGCCAGCGTGGCCAAGCAGGCGTACGCCGAGGCGGCGGGCCGCGAGCTGGACGCGCAGGTCGTCATCAATGCACTGCTCGACGGGAGTCTCAGCCTGGAGGAGCGCATCAGCGTGATGCGCAGCCAGGGGCTCGATATCGAGACGCAGATACTCGCCACTGATCGCGAGCTGCTTGAGGAGAAGCGCAAGCAGTTACTGGCGACCGCAACCGGCGCGACGGTCGCGGTCGAAAGCGTGGGCGGCGGCGCTTTCAACGGAACTGGAGTTGGCGCGTTGAGCGCTGCCGCCGTTGCCGGTGGCGGCGGCATGATCGCAACCCGCGCCTTCCAGAACGCCAACGCCGAGGAGCAGGCCGCGATCATCGGCTCGACGGTCAACGCCGAGAACCCGCAGGAGATGCAGACGATTCTCGCCGGAGGGTCGATCGAGACGGCGGAGTCGATGGCGAACTCCAGCACTGGCATCGGACTCACCGCGGTGGCTGGCGCAACGGCGCTGGGCCAGCGGGCCGTGGGCGCGATTGGCAGCGTCGCGAGCAACCCATTCGGCCTCCTGTTCGGCGGCCAGATTCTCGGCGCCGGGCTCGGAGCCCTTGGGGCCGGGGGACTGGGCAGCGCCGTCAGCAACGCAGGTCTCCTCGGCGCCGGGGGACTTCTACTCGGCAAGTCGGTGCTCCCGAAGCTCGGGAGTGCTGCGGACCTCATCCCCGGCGTGGAGGGTGTGGGGGATGCCCTGGGCGCTGCCAGTGTCGGGACGCTCGGCATCGCTGGCGCGGGCCTGCTCGGGGTCGGCTATGGTGCGATCAACCACAGCGCGCTGGGCCTCGGGGCTGGAGTGCTCGGAGGCGCAGCGACGGGCGCCGCCCTCGGGTCGGTCTTTCCGGTCGTCGGGACGGCCGCCGGTGGCCTCGTCGGTGGTCTCGTCGGCGCAGGCGCTCATTTCCTCGGCGATGCGCTCAGCAGCGGCGGCAGCTCCGGCGCGAACACGCCGTCCAAGATCGCCACCGCCAACTCGCAGGCCCTCACGCGCGCGGCCACCATCGCCGCTAGCAATCTCGCCAACGGCGCCAACGTCGGAGGCGCCCAGCTCGCCAGCTTCTCCAGCGTCTTCAGCCACGAGCTGACGAGCGCCTTCAACAATCCGACGAACACTAGCGATGCGCAGACTGCGCAGTCCGCCGTCGAGAAGGCCGTCCAGAACAACATGCAGCTACTGAAGGCGGCCGGTACCAACACACCCCTTGGACAGTCGGCGGCGAGCATTTTGAACGCGGCTATCAGGTCGGTGCTGACCTCGAACACCACACGCGTGGACCCGTATGACACCGGCCAGATCGTTGACAACGCCACCCAAGGGCTCCTGACCGGCATCGGCAATCGCTTCACCTACCAGACCGCCACCGCGGCCACAGGTGGACAGCAGGAAAGCGCACTGCGCACGGCCGCATCATCCACGAGCACGAGCTACCAGTCTTCAGTCGCCAACACCATCGCCAAGCTGAAGCAGCAAGAGGCCGGACAGCAGTCCGTGGTGGACCTGTTCAAGGTCGTCGGCGACAACAACGAGAAGCTCAACGCCGAGCTGGACGCCACCAAGTCCAAGCTGGCCCAAGCGAGCGCACTCGGCGCCCAGATCAACGTTCAGAACGTCGAGGCGCTCCAGGCCGACGCGGCCACGGTCCTCGGCAATCTGACCACGCAGGCGTCCGACCTCCAGTCACTGTCGTCGGCAGCGGCAGGCGGCAACCAGCTCGCCCAGGCGCAGTCACAGATCACCGAGGGTCGCACCAACCTGCGCAACACCCTGAAGACCCCGAACCTGTCACCACAGACGCGCGAAGAGAACGTCTACCAGGCGCAGACGCTGATCGACACGGGGCAGACGCAGTCCACTCAGACGCTGGCCACGCGCATGCAGGCACAGCTCTCTGCCGAGTCGGCGCTGATTCCAAGCGACGACACCGTGCAGGCGGCACAGTCGGCCGTGAAGGACGCCTCGGCCTACTACTCGTATCTGGTGGAGCATTCACACGCGTTCGACCCGTCCCAGATCAGCCAGGCCCTCCAGTCTCTCAATCAGGCACAGGCCCAGCTCGGCGTAGCCCTTCGCGCCCAGACCCAGGCGAAGTATCAGATCACGGAGACGCAGCAGACCGGCAACCCGCTGGCCGCGGCCTACACCGAGGAGGCGGCAGCCCTGAAGGCCGAGGCGCAGGCGCAGGGCTCTGGAGAGCTGCTGGCGGCCCAGGAGCAATACGCACAGGCCGTGCAGGCCGTCCACTCGGCCACGACGCAGCAGATCACCGATATCGGCAGCCTGCGCGCCTCGCAAACCAACCAGACGCTCGCCCAGGACCAGAGCAAGGCGGCGGCGGCACTGAAGGCGCTCCAGGTTGCCATCAAGGGCGGCTACGGGACATCAACCATCCGCACGCTACAGACGAACTACAACCAGGCCGTACTCCAGAGCTTCAACGATCGCGTCAGCCAGGACCTCTCCACGGTCCAGTACGAGCAGAGCACCCTCCAGATCAGCGCCCAGGGCGCGCTCTCGAAGCTGGAGCAGCTCTACAAGAACAAGAACCTGTCCGTCTCCGAGCGCCAGCAGATCTCGGAGCAGATGTACCAGATTGAAACCAATCAGGACAACACCAGCCTGTTCGACCTGTCGCCCGCTGGCTCCAACATCCGCGCCCCCACGATCTATGACATCCGTGGCGCCGTTGGACGCACGCGCCGAGCCCTGGACGTCGGTGGCCCCTACGGCGGCACGGGACACGTGACCATCGGGGGGGCGCAGCTCAACACCACCGCCGGACAGCTCAACACCTACGACACGCGCGTGGAGGCCGCCATCAAGGACCTCGGCGCGAAGCTCGTCAGCACCAATAACGGCCGCGGCGATGTCACCTTCAACTTCGAGGTCAAGAACGCGGCCGACGTGCCGAAGGTGGCCGGAGCCATCGACAAGGTGATGAAGACCTCCGTCAAGTCCCGACTGAAGTCCGCCGGATTGAGGTAAGCGATGCAGCGCGTCACATTCACCAACCCTGCCAATGGCGACACATACGAGTTCGCGACCAACCCCGAGTGGGACGCGGAGACCCAGCAGGGCACCGGCTACCAGGAGAAGGTGCGCCAGATCGAGCGCACGTCAAACACCGGCAACATCGGCGCCACCCGCCAGCAGGGTGACGACGGCGCCTTCATCTTGAACTGGCAGTTCGCTATCTACAGCGCCGCGCAGGAACAGGCCATGTGGTCATGGTATGAACTCTCCGGCAAGCAGTCGATCTACCTCACCGACTTCGACGGCGAGGAGTACGAGGGCCAGCTCACCACCGTGGGACGCATGCGGCAGGGCGCCGCCGGGGGGCCACAGGACACGAACTCGCGAGGCTTCTATGCCATCTATGTGGTCCAGTTCGAGGTGTGGGTGTTCCGCAGCGGCATGATCGCGACCGCCGGGGTCAATACCTGATGGGCACCGTCCCCGCCGTCCTGAAGTCTCGCTGGCGGTCACGCAACCTCGTCGGCGACGCCAAGCACCAGCTCGTAGTCCGCATCCGACAGGGCTACATAGCCCGCGTCCACCAGCCGATGCGTGACCTCAACACCAACAAGGAGATGCCGGGCATCCCGATCATCTGGGGCCACCAGAACTCAGTGCCGTACCAGGGCCAATGGACGCCGACGTCCGACTGGATAACGCTCCCCAGCATCCAGTCAGCCAAGACCACGAAATCGGCCGAGAACGACAACGGCAGCTCGACAGCTACCGTATTGATGGACAACGTCGCCTTCCCCGACGTGGAGGGCGACGGCGGCCTCTACCACACCATCCAGCGCGGATACTTCTCACCCCAGCGCGGCGTCAAGGTCATCTCGCGACCGTCCATGTGGTCGGCGAACTCATGGGCCGACACCCTCAACGGCGGCTGGCAGATCGAACTATGGGAAGGGTACGGGCCGGACAACGACCCGAGCGTCACACCGTACCCGGACGCCGCCGACTCTTACACGTGGATCGACGCCGACGGCGCGGCCATCGGGTACTGGAGCCGTAGCGCCTTTGGTGGCGGCGACGGCACGTGCGTCCCGCCGAGCCCAGCGATCTCGCGCACATGGACGGGGCTGATCGACCAATGTGACAACGCATCCCACCCCGACGTGATAACGCTCACCGCGAGAGACTTCGGCGTCCTCGTGACCGATCAGCAGCTTGTCACAAACGTCAAGGCTCCCGAAGTCATCGCACCCACCCAATTCGCCGACAAGGACACCGTCCTCGGCGTGACACGACGGGGCTATGCGGGCAAGGCGTCAGGCACCAGGGGCGGCTTCACGGTCGCGGGCATCTCGACGCTCGGCACCGACTACCCCGGCTGGTGCTCGGACAGCCAGAACGCCCAGGACGATCGCGTGTGGCTTGAGATCAAGCTCAAGCAGGGCCAATACAACGAGTTCTACATTGCGACCGAGACCCCGGACCTCGAAGCCTACGTCTGCATCAAGGCGGCCAGCTCCGCTTCGCAGCCGACGACACGCTGGAACCAGGGCGCCGTCACGACTGGCAACTGGGTGAACGGCAGCGGCGGCACGGTCGTACCTGGGACCGAAGGCGAGGACGAGACCTACTACTACGTCAATCACATCAAGACGGTCGCTCGCGGCGGCATCAAGCTATCGCTCGGGGGCACGCTCAACGCCGCCGAAGGGACCGTGCTGCGCGTCTACTTCACCCATCTGGACACCAATCTCTACGACTTCAACGGCACGCGGACCACGATCACAAAGGTGCCTGGCTACGTCGCCACAATCTACCGGATGTGGGCCTACATGCTCGGCCATACCGCCAACGCTCCCGTGCCAAGAGCGGCGACGGCGGAGATCAAGGCACAGGGCTGGGTGCTGGTCGATGACTGCGCCGACATAGCCCGCATCTTGTTCATGTGGTGTGGGTTCCACGAGTGGGATGTAGATAACTTCGGGTGGTCGCTCGCGCAGCCGTTCAACTTTGGCCAGGACCAGTACTTCATCGACGTGCTCACAAGTCTCCAGAACCAGGCCAACTACCTGTTCTACATGACAGCGCCGACCGACAACGATCTCTCTATCGGTGTCCCGTGTTTCAAGCGCCAGCGCGTCGGCAGTCCCAAGACCACCAACTACGTCGGCAGCGGCGACTTCTCGCTGGTCCCCACCAACAATCTCACCTTGCGCGACCAGGACTACCTGGAGGCGTTCGACGCACCGTGGGACCTCACATCGCTGCCGGAGGTCATCATCTTTCGCGGCGCTATCACTGACACTGGCGTGACCTGGGGCCAGGACCTGTCCCGCCGCTACCAAGGTCGCTATTACCCGCCTTGGTCCGGGCTTGACTACACGCAAGTGAACCCCAACCCTGGCGGCAGCGGGCCGTCGGTGGCGAAGTACAACCACGCCGGACGTATCGCCGGAGTCTTCCGGAAATACGTACAGACACAGGGTCAGGTCATCTCGCTTTCGATGAACTCCACGGCGGAGTGCCTGTTCGCTTGCCTACTCACCGCCGTTCAGTTCGCCCTGGCCGAGACCAACGCCACTGCGCAGCTCAGCGGTCACCCCGGCGTCGAGCTGAACACGGCCGTCACGGTGATAGACGAGGCGACAGGCACGAACTCGCGCATGTGGGTCAACAGCATCGAGTCCGACCACAACATGGGGGAGGAGGGCTCGTGGCACATGACCCTCCAGGGACCGTTGCTCGATACCGATGACATGAGCGCCATCGCCGAAGACTGGTCCTACGTCAACTTCCGCTACAAGATGGCGCGAGGCGTCTGATGCACGAGGCGGCCAGCGGCGGCGTCCCCCAGGGCGCCCTGGAGCGCAGCATCGCGGACATGCTGATCGGAACGCAGCGCGCGCTGCGGAAGCGGGAGCGCGCACTGGAGTCGATTAGTGGCGGCGAGTTTGACCAGCAGGTCCAGCTTCCGGTATCCGGCGTCGCGGCTACGACATGGGGGCACGCTGATTCGCCCGTGTCGTGGGAGCACCCGTTCATCTTCTCGCCGTTACAGCGAAACCCACAATTCCCGACGCCGCAAGTTACGCACCACTTTGAGTTCACGCGTACACCCAGCGACCTTGTGCTCGTGACCGCGAACATCATCGGCTGGAACGAGAACCAGTCGGGCTGGCTGATCGGCGCCAAGGTCCGCGTCGCGAGCTGCGCGCCGAACTCGACCGGCAACATCCCGTTTACCGGCATCTTGCACCTGACCTTCGAGGGCTATGCCTTCCCAACCGACAGCGGAGCAGAAGACCTATGACCGCATCGCAAACCGAGTTCGCAGGACTCGAAGTCCTCGGCCCCGGCGACCCACTGTCAAGCGATGGCTGGGCCTTCCAGTACAAGAACCCGCTGATAATCGCGGCGCTGCTGAAGGTCGGCGCCGTCACCCACCGCCACGATGCCCACAGCGCAATGGCCGACCCCACGGTCGCGCCCACTGTGACCACTGACGACACGGGCGGCAGCATCCCGTCCGGCACCGATGTGTATGTCACCTACACGCTGCTGGACCCCGACGGCGGCGAGTCCGCACCCGTGGACGCCACACAGGTAACCACGGGCGGTGCATACGCCGACCCAACCGGCGCCCCAACGGCAGCGCTCGACCTCTCCGCCGGGACGCTACTTGCCGACACCTATCTCTACGCACTGACCGTCACCGACGGGCTCGGCGGGGAGACGGCGCTCGGCCCGATCACCTCGGTCCAGGTTCCGGCGTCGGCGAACGCCCAGATCAACTTCTCGGGCCTCACTGACATCACCAACACGTCAAGTGACAGCGATACGAGCGCGGGCTGGAGACTCTGGCGATCGACCGACGGTGGCAACACCTTCGACCTGATGAGCACGGGCGTCTACTCACAGGACACCTACACCGACGATGGAAGCTCGCCCGGCGACTGCTCCGTGGCGCCACCCTCCACCGGGACCACCGGAGGCACGAGCAGCGTCTCGATCACGGTTCCGACTGGACAGCCGGACGAGGCGCAGTTCATCAACGTCTACATCGACAGCGAGGGCCTATTCGCCACCCCGGCACTGCTCGGCACCTACCCGAGTACGGACGCCGGGACGGCACTCACCTGCACCGACCTCACGGCGGTCCAGGCGGGCTCGCCGCCGGAGGCCAGCAACTGCGTCGGCGGCGCCAACCAGATCGACCCCGACACCGACATCATGAACTGGCCGTGGAAGCAGCCGGTCACGACAGAGTCGGCGCTCCCCACTAGCGGCAACACCGACGGCGATGCTCGTATCGCCCTGGATACACACACCGCCTACATCTGGGACGCCGGGACAACCGCCTGGGTCGAGGCGATCGGCGCCACCGGACCAGCAGGACCGACCGGAGCCGACGGACCGACCGGCCCCGCTGGGCCTCCAGCTTCGTCCACCCTGAGCGCGACGGAGCAGACGGGCAGCTATACGCTCGCGCTCGATGACGCGGGGACTGTGGTCGAGGTTGATGGCTCGGCAGGGGCCGTGGCCGTCACCATCCCAGCGAACGCCGACGTGGCATACCCGGTCGGCACGGTAATCGAACTATGCGACATCGGCACGACCGCCATCGCCGTGACGGCTGCTGCCGGGGTCACGCTAGATCTGCCACCGGGCAGCTCTGGGACCGGCGGCGTCGCGGGCACCGCAAACTCCGCCGGTCAGTGGGCCACGATCGGCCTGCGCCAGCGCAACACAGACGAGTGGATCGTCTCCGGCCGGGTGAGCTGATGCCCACGTTCACAACCGTCGGCCATGCGGACGTCGCGGACACTCCGGCCGTGCCGATCACGGCCGACGTTCCGGAAGGCAGCCTACTGCTGGTGTTCTTCGGTGACGGCTTCGGAAACGGGGAGACCCTCACCGGCGTCACCGACACCCAGGGAAACACATACTCCGTGGACTTCGACGGCGAAGGCGACGTGGACGGGGATGGCGTCGTCGCCGTTGCCAGTTCGGTCATCGCACATCCACTGACGGACTCCGACACGGTCACGCCCACATTCGCTGGGTCCGTGGCGACGGGCTCGGCCGACACTTGGATCATGAGCGTCACGGGCGGCGACTACAGTTCCCCGGCTGCGGGCTCCGGCGCCGCAGGCGTAGACGACTCGTCGCCATGCACCGTCGAGTACGCCAGTCAGGGCGGCCTGCTCGTGGGCTTCGCGGCCTTCCAGGGGCACCTTACCGTGGACTCAACCCACGGCTGGAGCACCGTCATGGACGGCGGAGACGACCAGCCGGGCAGCATCATGACGATCGCCTACCAGAAGCCATCCGCCGGAGGCGTGACGTTCGCTCCATCGGGCAGCGATGGTTACGGGGCAGCGGCCGTTGTCGAGTACCTGGAGCCCGAGCCCAACTGGATTGCTCGTTCGATGGCGTACCGATGACACGCGGGCGCGCAATAACAGGAACCACGGGCACCGGGCTCTCGATACCGCTCGGACCCACGCCAGACAACGTCGCCGCGCTCGCGCTGGCCGTGTACGGCAGCAGTTGGTCGATGGGGTTCGATGACCAGCCTGTCGAGTGGGCACAGTCCACGTTCGTCATCCCTGACAATGCACTGCTCTCGATGGGCACGCTGGCGGGCTGTTCGATTTCCCAGGTAGGGATGACCGACCCTGGCGACGCCAACTCACTGAACATCAGCTACCGCATGAATGCCAACGACGAGTTCTATTCCGCGTTGAACGATGCGCTGGCCACCCAGGAGATAGGCGTCGCCGCCGTCGTGTACGCCTGCTCACTAGACGGAGCCAACATCTTCCGCATGACATGCTCCAACCCGTTCCCAGAGGCGGACCTCAACGGCGCCGACCTTACCGGGTGGGAAGACTACGTCGCGGGCGATGTCGGCGACCTGTTCAGCACGGACGGCACCGGACTACAGATCGCGTCGGGCTCGAACATGATCGCCGTGAACTTCAACCTGACTATGTTCATCGACCGAGACTGAGAGTGATGTGAAGTGGCTAACCCTGTAGCTCACGCAATGAGCAGCGCGAAGAAGTACGGCGGGACCTTCCAGGACTACCTTCACATACATGAATGGTTCGATGCCACGAAGGGCTGGCAGCCGGACGCCCGCCACCGCTCTATCCGCCACCACAGTGAAGGCGTCATACAAGCCACCGAAGTCTTCCCGCCGATCAGGCTGGAGAGCGGCCGACTGGTCCCGGCCCGTCGCATCGCCGAGCAGCACGTGATGGAGGACCTTGGCGAGATTCCGACGGCGGCCGACTATCTGCGCTGCATGGGTCTCGAAGCGTGGATGCAGCCTCACCCCGAGTCTGACGTCAACACGGTCAGCCACGCGACCAGCAGCGCCGAGAAGTTCGGCGGCAGCTACGAGCTGTATCTCCCGGTTCACCAGTGGCTCGATGCGACGCGGGGCTGGCTGCCCGACGCCCGGCACCGGGCGATCAGGCACCACAGTGAGGGCATCGCGCAAGCCGTCGAGATCTTCAAGCCGATCGAGATACCGGGAGGCAGCCCGGTCTCGGTCGCGGTCATCGCCGAGCAGCACGTGGCCGAGGACCTCGGGGAGGTCCCCACGGCTGCCGACTACCTGCGCTGCATGCAGGTCGAGCTATGGATGCAGGTCAATACCCATCGGCGCACGAGCGTCAAGATCGACGGCAAGTGGGTGGCCCCCCCACGCCTCAAGAGCGCGCCCATCGACGCAGGAATTCAGGGCAAATAGCGGGGAGCCACCGAAGATCACCGATTCGTGTAGTAGTGTCCTACGCCTCGTGTGGAGCGAGAAGGTCCTAATGCTGAAAGGTTCGATCTACATTGCCTCAGCCGCAAGCGCGGCAGCAGCCCCAGTTGGGGCCGCCGCCCATTCCCGGCGAGACTGTGCAGGAAGGGGCGCGCTGGCGACACCACGCGCCGACGACTGCGCAGGTCGCCGAGTGGTTCAAGTCGGTCCCGCTCGATAAAGAGTTCGCCGACGCCCACGACCGCTTCATCAGCGGCGTAGTCATCATCCCGCAGTCGGGCAAGGTCAAGTACGCCACCGCCAACGGCACAACCGAGCGGTACGAGATGACCTTCACGCCCTACATGCAGATCGGCACCCGGCTGGCCTATGCGCACCAGCTCGCCGACGAGCGAGAGTTGGTGCTGCGCATCGCACCGCTGCCAGTTCCGCGCCTCGACAAGCAGGAGTCGCCGTACCACAACGCCAACCTCGGCGAGGGTCTCTGGTGGCATGTCGTCAAAGACGGCGAGGGCAACATCGTCCGCTATCTCTGCGCCACCCAGGCGGTGCAGTTCTACGAGCGCGACGAGTACTACAGGGCCGAGCGCCACCCGGACACGAAGGCCGTCGTCTGGGAGAGCATCATGCCGCTGCTCGAAGGCCAGGGCACCAAGCAGGTCTCCGGCGGCACCGACATGAACGCCGTGATGAAGGCCCAGACCGGCGCCATCGGCCGCGCGCTCGGCGTCGCGGGCATCTTGGTGCTCGGCACGGGTATCGCGACCGCGGAGGACATGCAGGAGTTCAGCGGGCAGGCCGCCGCCGCGCCTGAGCTGCCAAGCGTCGCGGCGGCGCCGACAGAGATCGCCGCCGGGACCGCGCCCGAGCCGCCCGAGGAGCGCGAGGAGCGCCTCACACACTTCCGCGCGCGGGCGATGGCGGCCGAGACCCGACTCCACGAGCTGGGCGCCGCTGGCACCTGGAATTCGTGGTGGGATTCACGCGCCGGAATCGAGGGCTGGCAGGGACTCGGAGACGTGCCGCTCGAAGCGCTGGAGGGCATCGTGGTGCGGCTGGATCAGGCCGTCAGCAATGCCGAGGCCCAGGGTCCGGCGGTCGAGGCCGCCCCGGTCCAATGAGCGCGACCGTGGTCAGCATCAACCAGCGCAAGCTGCTCACCAAGCGGGAACTGGCCGACTACCTCAAGCGCAGCGAGCGATGGATTGAGCTGCACCAGAAGGAGGACGGCCTGCCTGTCGCAGAGCGCGACAGATTCGGACACAACCTCTATAGCCTTGACGAGGTCAAGGTGTGGCTCAAAAGCCCCAAGAAGCCGAGCACGGCCGAGCAGGTCGAGCAGCTTCAGCGGGAAGTGCAAGAGCTGCGCGAGTTCGTAATCGGGAGACTAGGCAGTGACGATCGTTCGCAGGGGTGATAAGTACGGCGCTCGGGTCTATGACCGGAGCGCCGGGAAGCAGCGCTGGCTGGGCACGTTCGACACGGTGGAACTGGCGGAAGCCGCCGAGGCCGACGCCACCCTCACGGGAGTGCCGACCGTCGCTCAATGGGGGCGCGTGTGGCTATCTGACTACGCGCGTCCCGCCGCGGCCACGAGAATGAATCACCGCAGCGCCGTGGCCCGCATCACCAAGGACCTCGGCTCGCGGGCGCTGGACGACATCGGGCGTCGCGAGGCGCGTCAGCTCGCGCAGGGCTGGCCGGAGGGCACCTACCGCGTCGCCCGCGCGATGTGGGGCGACGCGGTGCGCGACGACATCGTCACGATCAACCCGTGGACCGAGCTGCGGATGCCGCAGCCGCGCGGACGCAAAGACCTCGACGCGCTCACCGAGCAGGAGGTACTGGGGCTCGGCGCCATCGCGATGCGCGTCCACGGCAATGGATACGGCATCGAGGCGGCGGCGATCGTACTCACGCTCGGCTTCGTCGGCGTGCGACCCGGTGAACTGTGCGCGCTGCGCCACGAGGACCTACTGCTCGACGCCGCCGAGCTGATCGTGTGCGGCAGCATCGACGCTACGGGCAAACTCAAGTCGCCCAAAAACGGGAAAGAGCGCGTCGTCACGGTCCCGCCGTCGGCCGCGAACGCGCTGGCGCAGATACCTGACTCACTCGACGGACTGCTCTTTCACACGTCGCGTGGCCTGGCGCTCAACAAGGGCAACTTGAACTACGTCTGGCGGCCCATCGCCAACGGCTGGCATGCGCAGGGCGGTCGGAAGATCACGATGTACGACCTGCGGCACGCCGCCGCCACACACTTCATCGAGCGCGGCGTCATCTCCAGTGACGTCGCCATCCAGCTCGGACACACCGACGGCGGCCGACTCGTGGAGCAGCTTTACGGACACCCGAAGCAGCAGCCAGCGCGCGACCGCCTGAAGATGGCCTACGCGACCGGCGCTCCGGCGCGCGAGCGACAGTTGAAGGGGTACAGCTCGTGAGTTCTAGCATCGGCGAACTGACGGCGAAGCGAGCACGTCTTGACGCCGAAATTGAGGAGTTGCTCGCTAGCTACACGGACGAGGTCAACGAGCGCTTCGGCCGGAACCTGAAGTGGGCGCGCGCACGTCGCGGCCTCAGCCAAGGGGCGCTCGCCGCACAGATCGGCCTGACGCGCACCAGCGTCACGAACATCGAGGCTGGGCGTCAGGCTCCTTCGTGGGCTACGGCCGTGCTGATCGCGCAAGTGCTCGACCTGGCAATCGGGGTGTTCTGCGCCGAACCACCAGAGGAGGGTTGATGCCTTCGCATGACACGAACGACGCGCTCTGCGGCGGCACGGGAAAGGACCCGAACCCATGAACTTCCCAGAGCGCTTCAAGCGACACAACCAGATCATCAAGGTAGACCCGGTGTCCTTCGCCTTTGATGGCGGCAAGATCATCCCTGGTGGCACTCCTGAGTACGAGGAGGCCAAGGCTAAGTTCGAGGCGGCGCAGACGCCAGGTGCAACCGATGCGGGACGAGGCTGTGATGCACGGGAACTCAGGGCCTACGTTCCGCTGGCCGAGGACGGTCCCGGCGGCCCGATCGGCGTCTATATCTGCCCGCTCTGTGGGCAGGCCCTCGGCGCCGCTGACGAGCGCTGCAACAGCGGCATCCACGAGGGGCCGGACAGCGACTACGAGAAGCGGCCGACCGCCGTCCTCTCGACGCAGTTCGTCGCCGAGCTGAGGGGCGCGACACACCTCGTCGCCGAACTGAGGGGCATTGAAAGTATCCGATCGGACGTGTTGAATAGTGCGAACAGGGATGAAGACAGTCGCGAGCCCGGCTCGTAACTGTCCACCAAGGAGTCTGGCGACTTGTCTGCTACCGAAGCTTCGGTAACAACGCAGAGCACAAATGTGCCGAATAGCAGGAATTTGCGGGGCGGCTTACTAAGCCGTCTCCACTGGTTTCAACGGTCCGCGACACAGTCGCGGACCGTTTGCGTTCAGGGGGACGTTCGGATGTACATGCCGCTGTCCTCAGCGGACCTTCCGATTCGTCGTGTGGGTATAAGTGGCGGATCCGGACGGAGGAGGCGATGGAGATGAGGTTCGTGGCGTTTGTCGGCACGGAGGGCGGGATGCCCACCGAGGCTGTCGAGGAGATGAATCGCGACTGGCCGGCGTACGCGCAGATGCTCGAGCGCCGCGGAGGTCTGCGGCTGGGCCGAGAGCTCAGGCTCCCC